GTGTACGCTGCGACGAAGATCGCTCGGTCCATATCGCCCTTGCGAATCTTCTGCAGCTTGTCGCCCGAGAGCGCCCACTGGCCGAGGTCCATAGCGCCGCCCCCATACTCACGGAGGAAGCCCAGCTGCCACCCAAGCGACAGTGTATCCAGGACCGCCACATCCTTGATCCAGCGCTTCCAGAACAGCGTGCTGTAGTTCATTTCTCCGTATCGGTTCTCGACCGACTTCCCGAGCTTCCGCATCGCAAGAAGGCGAGCGGCGTCGTTCTCCGCTAGTTCAGGGTTGCGTTGAAGGAGATTCTTCGCATCGCGGATAGCCGACGCCGCCTTTAATGCTGGTATCCAGTCCTCGAAGATCGGCTTCGACATGGCGCTGATGAGTGCCCAGGGCAGATGCCACGTCGCACGCATCACGTCTGTCGTAGCGCCGCCCGGCCTGCCCCCTCGCCACGATCCCTGTGCGTCGCGCAGCGCATTCATGAAGTTCGCCCTCGCGTTCGACCGGAAGCGAGAACTCATCTCCGGCGCTACGCCCATCTCGGTCAGTGTCTTGAGCGCCGCTGCCGTCTCCGGCTTGATCTTGTCGGCAGGAATGCGCCCCTTCCAGGCCTCCATCAGCTCCCACCCGAGCGGCTTCGTGAGACGGCGGACGCCGGGCAGCTCGGAGATCGGCCGATACATGAGCCCACTCTTGAGCATCTCTGCCAGCCCCTTGCCGGCCGGCACTGTGCCTGAGAGCATGCCAGAGAGGCCGCGAGTCATCCCCGCTGACATATCGATACCGAGCACGTGCAGCGGGTGGAATAGAGAGAGCGCAAGCCTAATCGGCACGAGAGCATTCTTAAGGGACATAAAGCCCTTGAATGCCGACCCCGCAATGCCCTTATCTTCCCAAAGGCTCTTGGACTTGAACGCGTTCTGCAGAATCGCGTCCGCTTGCGGCTCGACCCAGAACACGTCGCCATTGGGCGCCCTCCACCTGGCGTAGCTCTCAGGCCTCTCCGTTCCCGGCGTCTTCTTGACGCGGAAGCTAACCTTCCCCTCGCTGTCGACTTCCTTGACCAGCTCTTCCCTCGCTGCGACCTTTCGGATCGCGAGGCCGTAGCTGGCGAGATCGTTCAGAATCCCAATGTGCATCTCCGCTATGTCCGAGGCGTGCTGCCGGGCGAGCATGATATCTTCTGGATTATCATAGCGAGGGCGGAAGCCGGCCGCCACTGCCTCCTCATAGAGGTCGAACGAGCGATCCTTGATGAATCCTGGATCGCCCCACTTGCTGCCGTACTTCTTCATGAAGTACGCGGAGACGCCCTCTGCGTCCTCGAAGATATGCGCGAGGTAGTTCTCGCGCGGCTCGTAGGAGAAGCCCAGGCGTAAGTCTCGATCGGCGATCTTCGCCCCCCAGTCCCTGTACTTGCGGGCGAAGTCGGCGAGCGCAGGATCAGAGAAGGCTCCGCCTTTCTCGAACTTCTTGATGAATTCCTGCGCCATGTCGGGCCGGGCTCTCCAGAACTTCAGCCTCGCCTGCGACCCAAAGCGCCACGCCGACTCTCTCTGCATCTGCTCTGTAATGCGTTGGGCGATCGCGGCAGCGGCGAGCTTCGCGTTGCGCCCGAGCGCCTCTGGCGCCATACCCCGCATCAGCTGTTCGAGCGATATCTTCAGAGAATCGCGAGCCCTTCGCACGCCTGCCGGGTCGATCAGCCGATTGATCTCTGTGACCGACTTCACGTCTCCGCGAGTCATTGCCCCGCCATCGTCCAGGCTCGCAATAACCTGATGGATGCCTCTGCCCGAGGGCGGCTTAAGCTCGGACTGCATCTTCATCAGCTGCGATCCGACGCGCATGGACTGGTTCAGCAGACGCAGTTCTCGCTGGTCTGTGATTCCGAGGTGCCGGCCGATCAGATTCCCCATCTGATTCAGCATGTTCTTCCACTTGTATCCGAACGAAGCGTACTTCTCCGAATTAGCGAGGAACTCCTGCAGAACTGGATTCGTGAAGACTTCGGAGAGGAATTCGTAGCGGGGAGACATGCGCCTGAATGCAATGTCGCGGATGCCGCCAGCAGCTTGGTTCTCGAGAGCCTTGAGTGGCGTCTTGTTGTATGCAGCGCCAAGAATACCGTAGCCGATATTGTGCTCTCCGAGCCGCCCGGCCTTCTGCGCCCTGATCTTCGCCTCCTTAATAATGCCGTCCAGCTCTTTCAGAATTGGCGATCGGGGGTTATTGATCGCTGACAGCTTCTCGGCCGGCGTTAGGTCACGCCCGAGCTCAGCCTTCGCCGACTTCAGATCATTGTCGATCAGCGTATCCAGCATGTTCACAGAAGTGCCATGCACGATCTCGTGCAGGGTCGTCTGGATCGTGTCGCTCGCGAGCATGCCAGTACTGACACGCACCTGATGGTACTCAGGAATGTACTGCCCCTGCGCGCCTGGCATTGACGCCCTGCTCAGGAACTTGATCGGCATGTTCGGATCGGCGTACTTGCTGAGCTTCTCCAGGAACGACTTCGCATACCCCTCTGCATGCGGCAGCATGTCGTCCAGGACCGCAGCAGTCGTGAGGTTTGATCCGACTGGCAGCTTCCTGAGTGTCTCTCCAGTCACCTGTGTGACCTTATGAAAGCCCATGTCCTGCGCCACATCGCCCTTCACAACAGTGAGCTTCGGCTCAGGCGGCTTGACCGCCGTCGTCGTATCCTGCAGCGCCGTCCGCGCCCTCGCCGCCGCTCTCTCAGGAGTGACCTCCCTCGGTATCTCTCCACCTTTCGGCCCTACGAAGGCGACGCCGGCATTCACGAACCCTTCAATCGCCGCGTTCAGATTATCGACGAAGTTCTGTACATCCGCCTTATTGACCGCGAAGCCCGGCGCCCCTTTCGGATACGGCACCCCTTCCCGCTGCTTCTGCGCGTTGTAGTTCGCATCCGCCACGTGCGCCTTCACCATATTGCCGCCCTGCTGTACCAGCGACTGCAGCGGCTTGATGATGCCGGTGTAGATCGGCGCCATGATCGGCGTGGTATAGTATCCGAGCAGGTCGTTGATCTTCTTCGCCTGATCGACAATGTGGCCGGCGAGGCCCTCTGGGATGCGCTTAGCATCCTCGTCCAGGGCCTGCTTATAGTCCTGCACCATATCTCGGTAGTCATCCAGATATGGCTTGATTGCGGCCGAGTACGCTTCACCCGACGCGAACGCCACCTTCGCACGAAGCGGCGCTGTCCGCTCGATAGTGCTCGAGACAACTTGCTTCCCCCGGTCGAGCAGGGAGGGCTGCTGCGGCTGCGCCTTCAGCACGTCCTCTACGCTCAGTCCAGGCTCTGCCTTCTTCGGCGGAAGAGGCGGCCTTTCGACTGGCTTCTTCTGCTCGGTCGCAAGAACATCAGCGACATTGATCGGCATAGTCGCTATTCCTCTTGATCTTCCTGCTCGTCCTCGACTTCATCGTCCTTGTCGATCTGATCCAGCTCCTGCTCTGAGAAGAACTTATCGCCCATGAGCAGGCGAGGCTCGCCCTGCACCATATACCACTGGTTCTGCTGCAGCTTCTTCTCCGCGTCCTTGCCTGTCGGGAGGTCGAGCGGCATGCCGGGCTTCGAGCCCTTCGCGATCGGGGCCTGTCGCAGGCCACCAAAGGCTCCCGCGGAGCGGGCGTTCTCGTACACTCGGACGGCGGCCTGGCTCTGTGTCAGATGCTGCTCCCGCATCATCTTCACCATCTCCTCGGCCAGCGGCCTCGCTCGGACGGAGGCGTCCGAGGGGTCTGCTCCTGGGTAGTCCCGCATGATCTGATCGAAGATCGCTTTTCGATCATCAGCCTTCACGACCGATCCACCTTCCTTATCAATATGCTTGTCTCGATCCTCAGCGAGCTTCTTCTGCGCGTCGATCAGCCCTACTCTGTGCTGATCCACGACAGCGGCGGCCTGCGCATGCTTCGCTGCCTTCCCACGATAGTCGATCTCCGCCTGCTCCTTCCTCGTGACGACGGCCTGCTGCAGCCTCGCAACCATCCCCGGCTGCCAGGGCTGCTTCATGAGCTTCTGAAACCCCGGGTCCTTCGCCACGCCAGGATCGGATGCCAGCATAGTCTGGAGTGCCAGCGCATAGCCCTGCGGCGTATCCGGTACGCCGCTCAGAATATTCGCGAACTTGCTCATTCGCTCGGTCTGCATCTTATAAGCGCGAGCGTCGATCTTCGAGCTGTTCTCGAGCAGGCGGGACGCCTCGCTGGCCGTCTTAGCAGCGGCGTCCGGCAGGCCGGCCTCGAGCTGTATCTGCGCAACCTGGCTCAGCACGCCGGCGAGCGAATCCGGATTATCCGCCTCGGTCGGCGGCTTCAGATTCTGCATCTTGCTCAGCACCGTCACCTGCTGCTGCAGCGCAATCTTATCCCTCTGCAGCTCAACTTCATTCTTCTGTAGCTCGATCGGCGCTTCTTTCAGCCGATAGTTATTGAGCATAATGTCTTGCATGGCGAGCGTCTGATCCGCCATGCCGCCGGCAACCGAGCCGAGTGTTGGAAAGCCTGCCATCTTACACTCCTCCGCCCCCGTAGTGCAGTCCGCCCATCGCCGCCGAGGTCGCTCCCATCGAGGCGTACTTCGAGTACATCTGCATCAGATTGCCCTTGTTGATTCCGTACTGAGCGAACTGGTCCCACATCTCAGGAGTCACTGCGTTCGGGTCCATCGCCGCTTGCTCTAGTACTCCCCAGCCGGCTTGCCCAGGCTGGAAGCCCTGTTGCATCGCTGCGTTCGTGCGCGCATAGGCGGTCTGATTAACCGTATAGGCTGGCTGCGACATTCCATAGAGCACAGGTGCGAGGACAGCGCCGACTCCGAGAAGGCCAAGGCCGAGGCTACCAGTAGCCGCCGCTGCTCCAGCATCCGCTCCACCTTCTGCTCCTGCCGCCGCCGCGACACTGCTCGGCAGGGCAGGTACACTCGCAGTTGCAGCGGCAACTTCGCTCCCTCCTATGTCTGTAAGCCCCACATCTAGACCTCCAGCAGCAGCCGCTTCGCCTCCTGCGACGGCTCCACCTGTGGCGGCTCCCCCGCCAGCGGGGCTAAAACCGAATAAGCTATCCACTGAATCTCCTAGCCCCGCAGAAGGATCTAGCAGATTCTCCGATCCGTAAGTGTACATGCCAGAGCTAGCGGCGTCGGATGCTGCTGTCGCAGCAGTAGACTGATCGAGCCCAGAGAGAGCCTCTCCCCATTGCGAGGCACTGACGCCAGATACGCCACCGCTGAGTAGATTACTGAGAGAATTGACTGCACTCGGTATCGAGTTCGTCACGCCGGCGATCGAGCTGCCAAGGCTTCCCTGCGCGCCGCCGAGGGCGCTGAGTGCCTGCGCTGGATTCGCCGGAGGGAAGTTGGCGCCGGAGAGCTGCATCAGATTCTGTAGATCTGTCTGATAGAACGAAGAGGCGAGGCCCTGGCCGTACTGCTCCAGCGCTTGCATCTCTCCCCCCGAGCCGAGGCCAACGCCGCCCGGCGCTGCCGCTGACCGATCGATCGCCTGCACGCCCTGTCCCATCAGAAACTCATAGCCCGGCGTGCTCGTCACTGAGCTCGGATTCGCCATCAGCGCGTTCAGCTGATTCACATACGTAGGACGAGACGACGCAAAGGGATCGCTCTGCGACAGGACGCCCTGCGCCGCGCTGTTGAGCTGCGTCGATCCATACAGACCATAGAGGCTGCCGAACATCTGGAGCAGGCTGCCAATGTCTCCTGCAGTCGAGCCGTCCTGTCCGGAAGTGCCTGCTTGCAGTGTTGTTGGCAGGCCCATACTTGTCGTGGAGACAGGCGCTCCAGTAAAGCCCTGATAGCCTGACACAGGAGCAGCCAGAGTTGTCAGATTCAGCCCAGACAGATTCGTCCCTGTCGCTGGATTCACACCACTCGTAGTCGCTATAGCAACCATCCTATTCTCCTAAGCGAGCGCCGCTACCGATCTGGGGCTCATCGTCGTCGTACTCGGTTTCCATCAGGTTGCGCCTATCTGAACCCAACACGATCCGCCAGCCGCACCAGATGCTCCATCGTTCACGAACTCGTATATTTTCCCGGCGCTCATCGTAACGTTGGAGCCTACCCGGAGTCTGAATGCTCCGCCGGAGTTTCCATTGGTCAGAGTTGTATTGGAGTCTGAGGCAAGGATGTAGAGGTGCATACCAAGTTCGCCGCCAGCCAGCGAGGTGACGGTGGTCGAACCCCCATTAGACATACTGACCGCACTGTAGTAGCCACCCATTGTAGTCGAGACGCGGATGTCTGGAGTAGTTCCGGTCAGAGCCGTATTGAAGAAGTCCTTGAGCCCATCGACCTGACAGATCGGGAAGCTATTGCGTGTTTTCCCAAGCCACCAGTCATATTGAGGACCGGCACTGAAGACTTGGGTGGCGTTGTAACGGACCCACGGAACCGCAAGACTTTGTAGATTCCGCGCGGCTCGGATGGTGACTCCAGTACAGGTCGTATCCGGCATCTCGAAGCAGGAAGTCGGCGCGCTTCCGAGCGTGAAGTGCGGTGACTCAATGACGATGCCAGACGTGTACTTGAACCGCACCGCGTAGGGAACAGTGGTGGTCCCTGACGGACTTCCAAAGAGGCCACGGATGTGAACGTTGAGAACGAGAGCAGAGCCCGAAAGTCCTTGGCCTATGTCGATGTAGGGATTGTTGCCTGGATTCTCTAACTCCAGACCGTCCAACACGATCCCTGTGCAAAAGAGCGAGGATTCCGACTTGCTCGCGATCTTGATAGGAGGCCCGCAGGACTCAATCGCCATGCAATTACCCGTGAAGTTCGTACAGCGGTCGATCAGTAGACCCCCCACTGTTGTCACGCCTCCGGAAATACGGCTCCCTCTCCACAACGCTGAAGTGCAGGAATCGAATTCCACCGACCCCTGAGACGCTGAGCCCATTCCGGTCACGAGACAATCCGCAAAGGCCGGAAGCAGACAGTTCAAGAAATAGACTGCTCGGCCCTGACCTGAAGTCCCGGCAATCCAGACTTTATTCAGCTGTGGTTGATTGACGGAATTGCAATAGAACGCAGTGTTAGCCGTTCCGCTCATCTTTACGCCGACATTGAAAACAGTTCCGGCATAATAGTAGTTGGAAGAAGTTACTCCCCCAGTAGTCGCTCCTCCCCCAAGATAGATGAATCCATAAGTTGAACCCGTCCCAAAGGCAATCGAGTAGTTCGGCCAGCCCTGACCACGCATCGAAGCGCAGGGACCCCCAAAAGTCGACGCCGTGGGAACCGTAATATCCGCACTGCAAAGGAATGTGTACCCGGCAGGGAAATAAACTTCTCCCCCGGCTTTACCCGCGACGTTGAAAGCGGCCTGCACGGCGACCGCATCATTGGTTATCCCATCTCCTACAGCCCCATAGCGAAGCGGGACGAGCGTCGGCCATGCATAGTTCGTCGGCGTCACCCCGGCTGCAATCTCAGCGGCGGTCTGGGGATAAAGAAGGCTTCCTATCGTCTTCCCTGTCGCAAGATCTGTCAGCGCCTTCCACCACCTCTGACTGATCTTCTGCTGCCCCACTCCAACTCCAGACGAACCCCCACTCGCCTGCCCCGTCTGCGGCTGCACCGGCTGTGCCAGCAGTGGCTCGTTCAGATTTGGAATAAGACTCATCAGATCGTTCCGAGCATCATCTGAAGGTCGGACGAGCGAATGCGGAAGGAGGTCGCTCTCGCATGACGAAAGTGGTAGGCACGCTTAGTGAATGTCCCCTCATCGTCGATGTAGGGAGTCTTGTTCGCCAGTGAGCGGATGCGAGGGCGGCTCCACGTCTGATAGTCGTCATCGGAGTGGGAGATCTGGATCTGGCTGCCCGGCACCTGATCGGCGTTGATGTACATGCGGGTCAGGGTCTTACCACGCCGCGTGCCGAAGTCCATGTTCGGCGTGTAGATATCGACCGGCGCTACGACTCCAGCATCAGTCGGAAACACATAGTCTCCGTCGAAATGATACACCTCTCCGCTAGATATATCCTGCATGAAATGGTTCGTGCCGTCAGAGGCCATTGCTATACCTCTAAAGTAATTACCGTCTGCATCGGTCCACTGATACCACAGCTGCTGGTCTATATCATAAACGAGAGTCAAATTAATGTACTGGCTGGTAATGCCGTAGAAGCGATGCCCTCCGTGCTTGAACGAAAAGCCGTAAGTGAAACCAAGGCCAGAAAAGGCAGCATCAAGAAGCTTTTCTACGGCTGGCGTACTGATAACACTCGGCACCAGATTATCAACTCGGATCACTTGCGGAGACACAGTTTTGTTAGAAGTGACGTACAGAAGAATTCCATCTATGACTTGCGGGGAGCCGTTAAACGCACAGCCATAATCGTTCGTAGCGCCGGCGATCTGCGACAGTGGCGAGCCCGTCGCGTTGCCAGCGTCGTAGAAGACTTCCATCCCCGACTCTCGCAGCGCTATTACGTAAGTAAGCTGCTTTACGAGAGCAGTAGTTCTACCTGGCGTAGACCTCGCGATGATGAGGTTCGTACCCTGCCAAGTTGTCGGATCGTCGATATTACTGCCCCAGATCTGCCCCAACTCATCCGAGATGTAGATGGTTCCGTCCAGATACACAGGTCCGATAATCTGCGATCCTCTTCCTGCAGGAAGAGCCGCTGTATCGACCGTGATCGTGGTTCCGTTGGTGTGGAACAGAGTGTTGTCTGTAGCGCCGACCAGCAACCTGTTAGCGGCCACCTGCTGCTGCGTCTCAATCCAGCCGGCAAGAGGAGAAGCGGCGAGCGGCGCTACGCCAAACGGAGACCCGAGCGCTATGCCGTCAGCGAACAGAACCAGCGCAGTGCCATTATCATACAGAGAATAGAGCTTTCCGGTCTGATAGTAGGAGCCTCCTCCAGACGCCCAGCCATACTGCCCCCAAGTTCCACCACCAGCACCAAGAGAAAACTCGTTCTCGTAGCCGATTCGCTTCTGTACTACCCACTCCCCTGTGTTTGGGTCTCGCTCCGCAAAAGCGTTGACGAGGCGGGCATCCTTTGTAAACTGGTCCGAACGATTGCTCGCCTGTGTAACCAGCGGCCACTTCCGCAGGTTCGCTGCCATGTCTGGCACAGCGCTCACCTGTTGAATCTCCGGTTCTGGAACAGCCTCTGATCCGGCTGAGGGAAGATGCTCGTGTCCTGCTCCGCATCCCACTCATCCAGCTTCATCAGATAGTAGTCAGCCATCTGATCGCAGCGGGTCACGATTGCTTGGGGCTGACCAATAGCGACCTCCTTCGCGAACAGCCACCCGAGCGTCAGGGCCCATTCAATCGGAAACTGCATCGAGTCCGTAACGCCGACGAAGTTCGTCACCTGCGTCTTGAGCGCCAGGTGCAGCGTGCCGGTCGCCTCATTCGCGTCTGGCACCAGCCACGTATTGATGTTCAGGGTGAGTGGCTGCGGATCGACGAAGATCTGCGTGACAGGCCCCTGCTGTGTCGCCACAGAGAGCATGTCCCACTCTTGCCGCGAGATCTTGAAGACCGGGCGCTTCGTTGCTCCGTTCGCGGCGGAGTACAGATAGTATTGATCGACCACGCCGATCGGCTTGGTCATCACGACAGTGCCGCTCGGACCGAGCGTGTACAGCCCCGTGCCCGCGACGAGAGTGATCGGCGTGTCCTGGATCAGGAACAGCCGAATCCCTGTCGTCTGTACGAAGTTGATAATCTGATTGAGCTTGCGCATGTACAGCCCAAGCTCTTCGCTATCCGGGTCCTCTCCGAAGGGCAGCTTCTTCGCATTCCGCAGCCCATCAGTGATGATCGAATAGGCAGTATTCTCTGTTACTGGAGTGGTCATTGCTTGTCGAACTCCAGAAGAAGGATGAATGTCTTAGCCGAAGGCGGGTCCTGCGTGCGGAAGCTGGACAGAAACATCTTCCCATCCCACTCCTCTCCAAACCTCGGCGTCGGAATGCCCTCGTCGAGCCGGAGTCCATTCCGGCTCTCCATAACGAGTGCGAGGTCCTCTTCTCGCGCCTGTGCGCTCCACCAGAGGTAGAGGCCCATTTTCTCCTGAATGAGCCAAGCGGCCGAGTCGAGGCGGAGTCCTTTCCACCCCTCTCTCGGCGGCGTCAGCTTCGTCAGGTCGAAGAGCAGGTCCGGACCGAAGTCCTCAGTCGCGAACCCCTTCGCGAGGAGGGAAAGGTTCTTTCCCCCCTCACGCAGGATCTGGACCTTCATCGCCTAGCGCTCTTTCATCGCCCCGTGGAAGTCCACGGTCATGGTCTTGGCGGAGGCCGCCGTCCCATTCGACACTGCGAGAGTCGGTGACAGATTCGCAGTGCTGAGCGAGAGGCCAGAGATCTGCAGGCATCGTCCACGCACCGGCGTGCTCGGGCCGCCGCCGGACTCCTGCTGATATCCGAATAGCTGTGAGCCGACGAACACGTTCAGGTTCCCATACCAGTCGATATAGAAAGCGAGATCGATGCTCGTCGCGTTCGCCAGCGTGTAGGCGGACGTGGGGATTGCAGTCGTCGTCGCCGTGCTCGCAATCGTGCTGATGATGTTCAGCGTGGCCGAGCTGTTCGGCTTCTGGAAGTACACGCCGTCCGCAACCGCGGAGAACGGCGTGGTGGTGGTGTTGCAGAGCCCTGCGATCATGATTGAGTTCGTCACGTCGCTGAGCTGCAGCCGCCCCATCCAAAACAGCTTCTTCCCCGCGAGGGTACCTTGCGGCAGCGTGAAGCTCGCGGCCGGCAGCTGAATCTCAGCGAAGTTGCCCGCCGAGGCGCCAGTCGTGAAGAGGGCGAGACCGCCATCGCCGGCAGTGTGCGCCACCGAGCCGCTCGCCGCGGTCACGGTGTAGAGACCAGTTGCTCCGAGCGCGTTATCGAAGTCGTCGTAGAACTGGTGGTAGAAAGAAGGGTTGCCGTAGCCGCTGTCAGCCAGCGGTCCATAGGGCCAGTCTGTCGTGAAGCCTCCCGGATTACGGGAGGGAGTCGGGGATCGCTGTGCAGTCATGATAGAAGACTCCTAGTTGCTGAGGGAAAATGCGGCCGGATTATGTTTGGCATAACCCGGCCGCGATTCATCCAGGCCCGATTAAGGCCCGTTGCTTCCGTAGATTGCACGCGGGTCGGTGTTCCCCGCCGACAGACGCATGTAAGAACGGGCTTTCAGGTTCATCGTATCAAAATCATTGTCCTGGGCGAAGTCGGGGTGTTCGCGCCAGTAGAACTTCATGCCCTCCGGGCAGTTCGTCCGGATGAACCAGGCGTTGCTCGCCGTGAAGTAGTGGTTCATCTTGATTCCCGCAGGGAATGCGTTCACAGCCTTCAGCACGTTGATATCGTTGTTGGCGGTTCCGCTCTGGAGCACCGACTTGAGGATACGGTGTGCGTTGAACCAGTTCTGCCGTGCGATGTGCAGGCTGTAAGGCATGATGTTGATGAGCAGCCCGCGATCATTCTGGAACCCCATGATCGCGACGACGGCGTCTTCGAGAGCCGCCTCCGACATGTCCGCGCCCGGCGTGAGCGCATTGCTGTAGGTGCCGCCGGTCGTATTCGGGTGGGCGTTGTTGCACAGCGACACGCCATCACCGCCCACATAGTAGGCGCCGACGAACGCATCGTTGTAAGGAACGACCGCCACGTTCTCGACCGTCTGAATCATCGAGAAGGCGTTCGACTTCGCCCTTCGATGAGACACGACCTCGTACAGGTTGTCCGACAGTTCCTCATAGGTCACCTTGTACCCGAGGAAGTACGCGAGATGCGTATACCGGGTCACAGGGCCCTGAGTCTCCGTGTCGAAGTATCCCGTCACGCCCTCACCCTTGTACTGGGCGAGGCCGAACGGGGTCACCTGCACGTCTTCCTCCCAGGCCTGCTCCGAGTCCTCCACGTCGTAGAGGTCTCGGTATTCCCAGGGGTGCTCGTTGTACTGCTGGCCCCACGTCGCCTTGACGCCGGGCCAGAGGAGTTTTGGATGACTCCCAGTTGTGATTACGCCACCAGCCATAGTTGCTGTCTCCTGTGTTGCTTACGGTGCGGGTGGCGGCTAGATGCCGACGACGCCGGTCCGGTAGTAGTGCTGATTGATCAGGCACAGCCACCGCTGCCACGGCCCCGGCGCATTGTCGATGCTCTGCTTGAGGCCGAGCAGCTTCAGTGCGAAGGTGGCAGTGACCGCAGCTGCGGTGCCATTGTCGATGAACGCCTGGCTGTAGTAGGGCGGCAGACCCGGCGGGTCCAGCGCCACACTGAACTGAGCGTTCTTGTTCGCGGCGGTCTGGGTGAAGTTCGTCCCTGCGCCGCCCGACGCCTGTTCCTGTGCCTCGAAGATGGTGTTCGGGTCGTCCGCCACCAGCGCGTAGTACTGCGAGGGGTTGTTCGCAGCCTGCGAGCCGCTCGGCCGGTACAGGATGTTGTTGAGATTCGCCGGGTTCACCCACGGTCCCAGTCCTCTCGGATTCGTCCCGATCGCCAGGACTACGCCCACGAGCGGCGTGGTGCCGACCGCTGCCCTGTCGATGCAGGGCAGATAGTACGAGCTATCCGCCCCCGCGATCAGAGTCACAGGGTCTCCGACGAACAGCGGGTTTGTGTTCGCCGCTGGAATCGCATAGATCCGACCTCGCCCGTCCCAATCTGCGCCGTTCAGATAGCCGACGGGAGTGAAGCCGTTCAGTTTGTTGGCATTTGCCATTGCTCACACTCCAAGGTTAATGATGATGTTCAGGAAAAGAGTCTCTATTCTGCGGTCTTTCTGAATCGGCCGTTGGACATGTCGATCGTCGCTTCTTTCGTGTAGCGCGCCAGGTAGTCCTCGGACAGTTCCTCCGGAGCCTTGACCGGGGCACGCTTGTGGAAAATCTGCTGGATGATGGAGAGGTTCCGCTGCGCCAGCTTCTTCTGTGACGCCTGGAACCAGGGCAGGCGGATCTTCATGAGCACCAGCTGCTCGGGAAGACCCTGCTCATTCACGCCCGCTACGCGCGCCACGCGGCTGCCGCCGATATCATCGGACGTAGTGCCCTTCGTCCGCCCTCCGATCGAGGTGTCGAGCGTGGGCTGCTCTTGCGGAGTCACGAACTCGTACCAGGCCTGCAGCGCAGCCGGTATGTTCCTCTCCAGGAACCAGTGCTGATGGTAGCCGGGCAGAGCCGGGACCTCGAGCTTCCTCGTCAGGGAGTCGATGCTCACCTGCGGTCCACGCTCCCGGAGCATCCTCTCGCGGGCCTGCTCCAGACTCTCGCCCGGATTGCTCTCCGCGGCGGCGCCAGCCTCTGCCTTTGGGTTGGGCAGCTCGGCGGCAGCTTTCACCGGCGGAGCCGGCTCGGGCGCAAGGGGGTTGAAGCCGGCATCCGCACCGGCAGTAACCGCTCCGACAGGAGCCTTCGGCGGCTGCGGAAGGCCCTCATTCAGGTTCGTCATGACTTACTCTCCTGCTCTCACGTTGATTGCTGAGGGGCCGAAATACTCCGCCGCGTAGAAGCGCTGGTAGTCCTCGACCTTCTTAAACGCCTTCTTCTCTCCGACGAAGCGCGCCTCATCTTTCTTGCACTTCGCCTTCGCCTCCGGAGGGAGGTCGGCGTAGGTCTTGCCATTCGCACGCGAGCCATTGCCTCCGCCCCCGCCAGTCGGCCTGCTCTCCTCCGACTTCGGAGGTGCATGCCGACTGCTGTTCGCCCCGAGTATCCTCTCCACTTCTTCCTTCACCTCTTCGAACATGGCCCTGCCATCGACAGGTCCGTTACGGGTGTCGCCGGCGAGCTTCTTCTCCATCGTGATGGCGTTGAAGAGGCCCGCCTTCCGCGGAGTCTCGAAGAACTCCTTGTTCTCCTCCGCGTACTCCTTGATCCAGGGGATGACGGTCGGCTGCGTCGGCCTCACCGCCGCAGCCGGAGGCTTCTTCTCCGCCGGCTTCACGAGCTCCGAGAGCTCGTTCTGCAGCTCCGCCACCTTCACGTCATCGCCGGCCTCTCGGGCCGTCTTGAGGGCGACAGCGATCTCCGCCTTCCTCTGCTCCCGCCGATCGTTGCTGATCTCAGCGGCGAGCTCCGTCACTCCTTTCAGTGCCTCCTTCGTCGCCGCCAGCTCCTGCTCGAGCGCTGTCATCTTCGTGCTCGTGCCGGCCAGCTCCCTCTCGAGCCTCGCCCGATCATGCTGGACGTGCGGCAGGATCGTCTCCGACCTCTCCACATACGTCTCTGCATCGACCCAGTTGTCGGTCGGCCCTTTCCACTGCTCCTTCGGCTTCCAGCCGCGCTTGCGCGCGAGCTCTTCAGTCTGCTCCGGAGTCCGCTCTTGTGTCTGCTGCTCTGTGTTGTCCTCAGCCATTGCCATTCTCCTTCCGCTTCTTTCTCGCGTAGATTGCGTGGTCGGGAACCATCCGATAGATGTACCCATCTTCACCGACGATCACTCCGCCGGCGAGACGGGTAATCAGCACATGGTCCCCGACCTCCGCCCTGGGTGTCTCATTCTCCCCACTCCAGGCATCCTTCCCGATCTCCACTACGATTCCTTCGGAATCGCAGGTCGCAGAGCTCATCTGCGCACTCTCAGGAATGATGATCCCGGATTCTGTCTTAGCCAGCTCTCGGGCCCGCAGCAGGACCGCGTGGCCCTCCGGCTGCCAGCCCGAGTTGTTCTCTACTCGCATCTATCTCCTCCTCGTTCAGTTGTTCCGCATCAATCTCTATCAACCGGCGTAGCAGTTGTACCTTCGCTACCGCCTCTACATTCGCGGCGTGCGTGACAGCAGGTTCGCTACTGTTGAGCCTCCCCTCCTGCCACTGCTCCGTTAGGCTTTCCGCCTCCCGACGCAGGTACTTCCACAGTGCTCTGCCCGCTGGATGATTCTTCAGGTCGTCCAGCTCCTCTTGCTGAATCATCGTCGCCTCCACTCTTTCTCATAGCTTCGACTCGATCGTTAATCATGTCGCTCAGACCGTGCAGGTGGGTCATGAGAGTATCGAAGACCTCGACGGCGTGCGCCGCCTTCTCCGCTCCGATATCGGCGACCAGCTTCGCAGCCTGCGCCTTTATCAGGTCGATCTCGGCCAGAACCTTCTTCTGCCCGGCCTGCAGTTCCGTTACCGTCTTCCACTTCTCGTACTCGAGCTTCATCTGCACGCTCTGAGCCTTCGCCTGCTCAACCTGCATCTTCGGATTCGGCAGCGGATGTTTCTGATACCAGTCGGAGTACGCTCCGGGATAGATCTCCGAGATGTTATCGATGCCCAGCGACTCCAGATACTGCTTCTCAACCGCGTCGAGGTTGTAGCCCGGCACGCTGTGCGCGCCCTGGCGGACGGCAGCCGCTCGATTGATCCGCATCTGATCAGAGATCATCGCCGGATCGGCAGTCGGCACCAGCAGGTTCGGGTCCGTCTTGTACATCTCCCGCGTCACTCGCTCGTTCCCAGAGCCAAACGTCTGGCTGTCATTCAGGAACTTCGCGTTCAACACATGCAGCTTCTTCCCCTCCTCCTTCATGCTGCGCCAGTAGCGCTTGAAGATGGAGCGGTAAATTTGGGCGCCCTGCTCCAGCATACCCTGGTACGTCTGGGCGGGCGTGTTCTGCCCCGGGTTCTCGCCCGCCATCGTCTCCGTCGAGCCGGCGAGGCGGTCGGCGTACTGGATGACGAGCTCGATCAGCTTGAAGTGGACGTCGGAGATCTGGATCTCCGGCCAGTTAATCATCCCCTTCCGAATGTCATCTCCGACGCCCTTCATCTGCTTGAACTGGCCAGGCGTCCGCGTGTAGACGCCGCTCTGCATCTTCGCCCCTGTCGCGACGAAGCCTCCGCCCAGCAGATTGCTCGTCGCGGCGTCGAAGATTTGGTTCAGAGAAGTGTTAACCGCTTCGTTCAGCGGTCCGAGGAGCACGCCGAACCCTATATCGTAGATCCCTCCATCCGGAGCAGGAATGAAGCCGTACTTGGTGTAATACTCGGTGGGGCGGATGCAGATGATCTTCTTGCCATTGTCCGTCCGCTCTACGTCCTCTTCCCTGTCAACGCGAGCGACGATCCGGAGGATCGACCGAGACGCGGCCTCCTGTAGGACGATATAGGGCTCGGCGTAGCCGTCGCCGTCGAGGTCGAGGTAGCGGTGCTGTTCGAGGCAGGTGAACGGGGTGTCTTCGTCGCCTTGCGGCGCGTCCAGCCCTACACGCCGGTCGTGGTCCGTCTCACTCTTCGTCACCGCCTCGACGACGGAGACCCGAGCGTTCTCATTGAACCAGGCCTCGGACAGAATGTCCTTCCGATAGATACCGCGCTGGCACCGCTCGTAGATTTCGTTGCGGTAGAGCTTGATGATCTCCGTCTTCCGAGCGGCGTTCTCTACGCTGCGTGCAAAGTAGTCCATCACGAGGTCTCGTGCCTGGACGAGCGTGCTCGTATTATGCTGGTCCGTGGTCGAGAAGCGCGTCTTGACGAACGAGGTCCCGACGATCGAGACGTTCATGCCGAGGCGGTCGTGCTGCTCCTCCCACGCTTCGTCCTCTTCCAGACACTGCCATGAGAGGTGCCGCCCGAGCAGCTTCGCCTTATCGAGGCGCTGCTGGCTCTGATCGCCCACCACTCGGTAGCGGTAGATCTCCGGCCCGCGGATCAGCTGCGAATAGCTGCGGGTCGAGAACTGCAGCGCCGCGATCGACACGAGCGGGAAGACGATATTCGAGCAATTCGGCCAGGGGAAGTTCTTGCTCTGCTGGATCTGCATCGCCAGGTCCATGCCAGCGCTGTTCCTCTCCTCCCAGCGCTGCCTCGACTGCTTATCCTTGACGAAGCCTTCCCACACCGAGGTGCCGATCGTCTGAATGTCGCGCGTGTCCAGCTCCGAACAGAGGTTCGGATTGTCGATCACGTCTTTCGTGAAGCTGATTTTGTGCTCGAGATCCATCAGTACCCCGTATGCGCGTTACGCTCTGAGATGTGTTGGGCCTCGAGCGCCGCCTGCCTGTGCGCGAGGGCGTTCTCCGAGAGCAGATCCTCGAAGTCCAGCTCCTCGAAGTACTTCTCAAATCCCATGCAGAGCAGGGAGTCAGCATCGAACTGATCATCCAGCGTCGATTCGCTCTGCCCAGTGAAGCGGAGCACCTCCGCCTCCCACCCCGCGTACCAGGACGCTTCCTTATCCGCCTTAAAGCCGCCCGCCCGGCTCCGCTTCTGGAAATACCTGCCCCGCACCGCCTTATCCTTCGTCGGCACGATCGGCCTGAAGTTGATCCAGATATCCCTCCGGTGCATCTCCGCCTGCACGGCAGGGTAGATCGCCTTCCAGATCGCGCCCTGCTCGACGAAGAACACCTCGATCTTCCAGCGCTGCTGGACGGACAGACACTCCTCGATAATGCTGCCGGCATCCCAGCGGCCTACACGGTTGTCCACCTTATGCAGCATGTTCTCCGCATCTTTACCACCGACGGTGATCGCAGTCCGATTCGCCCGGTCGGCAGTCGAGATCGCAAGGTCCATCGCCGCGCAGTACTTCTTCAGCTTCGCCCGATCCTCTTCCGTCATCGCGAGGATATCTTCCTTCCGGATGAAGCACTCGTCCGAGTCGAACGGATCGTTCAGATATTCCTGCGAATAGCCGCTCGAGTCCATCCGGTCGATGAACTCCTGGCGAATGGCCCGGAGCCGCTCCTCCGGGAACTTGTCCGGCCAGAGGATGTTCGTGAACTCGTCGAAGCTGGTGTGGGCCTTGAAGAGGAGCCCGTGCCACTGCTTGATCAGATTCGCGAGCAGGGAATCCTCATGAAGGATGGTACCGTGGACTCGTATGCGACCACCGTCCCGTAGGGCCTGCTTCGCCGCACGGAAGAACCAGTGCGCGAATTTGCGCCTCCGCTCCTTGCTCTCGACCTGTTCGTCATCTTCCAGATCGTCGCCAACAATAAGTCCGGGGCGCTTGCCGCGCCACTTCCTGCCGCGAATCTTCTGCTCAGCGCCTCGAGCAAGGATTCGGAATTGGTAGCCATCCAGACACTCCACGATTATATCTGTCTTTTGGTCCTGGATAAATCCCTTGATCTTGAAGTCGCGCCGCAGCTCTTCATTCTCCCTGAGCTCCATCGCAATGTCGCCCAGGCGCTCTACGGCCATCTCCTCGCTCGCTCCCATTACGATGATGTATTCTTCGATGCGGAAACAAGCGTTCGCGAGAATATAATCGTCGGTAAGGGCGGTGGTCTTAGCGTGGTTTCGGGGTGCAGCCAGAGCGCACGCTGGACGCTCTGAGCAATAATACCTCCACGCCTCACGATGAAAGTCAGGGGTGGGTTGGGCTTGGTCGTATCGGGGGCTGAGGTAGGCACCGGAGAACGCCTCGATCATTTCCGCAGTTAGGAATCGAACGTCCATCAGACACCCTCCGGGAGGATGGCGAACAGACCTTCGAGCTTCTGATTCGTGCTGACGCTGCCGGTCGCACTTACAGTCACGAGATAGACGACGCCGGTCACGCCGGCCTGAAGGCTCAGCGTCACGGTCTGCCCCGAGACGGCGGCGCTGCTCGTCACGTAGATCGCATTCGGAGTCGGATCGACGCCGCTCCAGACGCTCACCGAGACAGCCGGAGCAGACAGCGTTTCGCCCGCCGCGCACTTCTCCGAGAAGTCAAAGGTAACCTGGACAGTCTCAGACTGCCGCTTCGGCGCCAGAATCTGTCGGGAAGGAACTGTCACTTCTTCCTCTTAACCTCGCCGGCGTGCGACTTCCCGGACCTGAAGCACAGATGAATGTACTTGTGGTCGGGCAGCCGCTTCGTTCGCACGCGACCCCCCGACTTCACGCAACGGGTGAATGCAGCCGGCATCAGTATCTCCTCCCGAGTGCCATGCAGGACAAGCCAAGCGGGTGCATCGGCGGGATTGTGCCTACGACAGGCACGCCATTCGTGAGTGCCCCCCGTATCCTGCCGCTCGCAAAGACAACTCCCTTTATCGAGGCGCTCGCAGTCAGCTCTCCGAGCACGTAGCCGGAGCCTCGCATGAGCCCGTACATCGTGCCGCTCGCGAGGCTGGTCAGCGCCCCATACGTGCCCGACCAGCCAAAGATGACGCCGGCGCCGGCCAGCTTTCCGGTCAGCTCGGACTGGACTCGGCCAGCCCCGAAGGCTCGGCCGGCGATCTGCGCTGTAGCTGTAAGGGCACCGAGCACGTAGCCCTTGCCCATCGCCAGCCCATAGATGGCGCCGGGCGTCAATCCTTGGAGCTGGCCGAGTATGGGCGAGGAGCCGAAGATGATACCGCCCGCCGAGAGCGATCCGACTATAGCACCGGAGACAGCGCCGAAGCTGGCCAGACGGCCAGAGAGGGCGCCGCTGCCGGCGATCGCAGCGGAGACGAAGCCGGCGCCGAACGCCCTGCCACTCAGAGTACCGAGGCCCCCGAGGCCTCCGAGGACGATACCTTCGCCCTTCAGAAGGGCGGCGATCGCCCCTTTGCCAGTCAGGCCGGCGCTCACGTTCGCGCTGCCCATCAGGCGGCCCGTAGCTGCGAGGTTGCCGGTAAGAGCGGCTTGTACGAATCCCTTCCCTGCCGCTCGCCCGTACATGGCGCCAGGATTGCTCGCAGCAGGATACTCGAACTCCTCGTCGAACCACTTCAGAATGTCGAGTTCCATGTCCATGGTCTAGAACCAGCGCTTCACGATCAGGTCGTTGTTGAAGCTGCCCTCATCCCGAGGCAGGTAGTCAACGGACGAGCGCTTGGCAAGCTGCTCGGTCTGGAAGATGACCTGCGCCGGCTGCCCACTATTCACTGTGGCATTACTGTCTGTTACCGCGCAGTACCACATTGCGCCGTAGTCCGCTGGGAAGTTCGGCGTGAATGTGTAGCTGGACGATGTGGCGCCGGCGACCGCAGTACCGGCCGAATACGGCGGATTTCCCGGCGCGATTCGATACCACTGATACGAGAGGCTACCGCTGCTCGCAGTTGCGGAGACAGAGAACGTTACAGACTGACCAGGAGCAGCGTACTGGTTTGCCGGCGGAGTAGTGATAATCGGGCCGAGGCTGAACGAGACGTTCAGCATGTCGTAGCCGTTCGTGGAGACGCTGTTGTTGAACTGCCAGGTCTGGGCGGCGTTGCTGGTGAACTTGTACGTGGAGTGCATGTCGCCGTTGGTCAGACCGGACGTGTCCGTCTGTCCTGTGTAGGTCGGCGATAGGAACGAGCCCGCTGCGGGACTCGTCAGCCCGGCGGCTGGCCCCGTGGGTATCCCCACTACGTTGTATACCCGGCCTGCCCCCGTTATCGGAGTGAAAGAGACGGTCGGCGTCGAGTTGCCCGGCCCGAACGTCGTCGAAGAGTCGTTGTGCTGCGAGGTATCGAACGCTCCGCCATTCACTGTATCGTAGATCACAATGAACGCGTAGCCATGGCCGGCAGTGTCGTTGACCTGAAACCACAGCAGCTCGGTGTCACCAGCGAGGGCGCTGGTCTTATAAAGTGCTTGCGCGTCTGCCCCGCTCGACGAGATCGCATTCCATGGCCCGCTGATATTGCCAGAGACTCCAGCGAGCGCGATCGAGCTAAAGGGGTCGTCGCAGCAGACAACTAACTGGTTGCCGACTGTCGGGCACTGCACTGGCACGTAGTTCCCATTCGTAGTGCCGTTGCCGTTGATGATCGTCTGCATCATGCCGAAGATGCGCTGGTCTGTCGCCGACGGCGCGGTGCCGAAGGCACCAGTCTTCAGCGCGATGGTGATGGATTCCCAGGTTGAAGGATACGCACTCTGCGTCGTCGCGACGCCAGGATTGACTCCACTCGCCTTCGACTGAATCCAGAACTGGCTGAAGAAGCCGTAGTTGAGGTCGGTGTCGACGAACTGGAAGCCAGGATTCTGCTTGGTAAGCAGAACGAGGCCATTGTTGTGGCCGGAGCCGCCACCACTGCCTGGCCCGTTGTCGGAGTTCCAGCCAATCTGGAAGATCAGGTCGCCGTCTGTCGCTGTCGTGATCTCGCCAGAGTTGACGACATTCACTGCTGCCGACGACAGCGTAATGCTCTGCGCCACTGCGGTAACATCCAGAGCGCTCGACGTGGCGATATTGCGGATCTCCCAGAACTTCGCGCTGAAGCCGGCGACCGCAGCAGAGAAGTTTATCGTGAATGCTGTCGCCCCGGCATTCGCTCCGAACACAGTGAACAGCGATACTGTGACGCCATTGCCGCTATCCGTAGCGGTCCCGATCGGCGTCACAGACCAAGTGTTCGGCGTACCGGCGTTCGTCTCTGTGATGGAGCTGAGCGTGGCAGTACTCGGATAGTAGAGTGCGAGCAGCAGGCAATTATTCGCGAGCGTCGCATTCTCTTTCACTAGCTCGAGCAGGAATCCATTCCCGGACTCGTTCGAGTTGGCCCAGGAGGCGTGCTGGACGAAATAGTCCGTCGTTGCAGCCACGTTAGTGCTCAGCCACAGAAACAGAGACAAGAGGAGTCGAGACCACATGCTGCCTCAGAAGTTCTCCAGCCTCGTAAACACCTGCCGGACGGTCCACGCCGCCGAGGTCCCGCCGTTCACTGACAGGCCGAGGTAGGTGTTCGCCGTGGTCGAATCGAAGCCGGATGTGGTGCCTGGCACATTCTTCACTGCGTTCGAGAAGCCGGTCGTGGTCAGGTTCGTGTCCATCGACGCCGTGCCCTGCATGACAGCAGAAGTGCCCGAGCCGACCGCCGTGAAGTAGGCGTCGAACGTCACATAGGCCTTGTCAGCAGCGACGGTGCCAACTGCGAACGTATATGTAGCGAGGCTCGCATCTGCCGTCGTCGCGTTCGTGCCGTAGCGGAATGTGAAGATCGGCGTGGCCGTACCGGCGGCAGTCTTCTCGACGTAGAACGACAGCAGGTAGCGAGTACCGACCTTCGGGCGGCTCGTCGGCAGCAGGATCGCTGAGCCGGTTAGATAAGTGTCGGACGAGAAACCGGCGCCCTGCGCCGCGGTCGAGTAGTTGAAGAGGACTGCCGGCTGTGTCGTCGCCTGGTAGATGCCGCCGTACTTGTCGAAGTGATAGGGGACGCCACCATTCAGAACCATCGACTCGCCAGCTAGGAGCGTGTACGAGGCAAGGATCTCTGTCAGCGAGCCATCGTAGTGCTGGACGGTGCAGAGGTTCGAGTTCGAGGCGTTCGCATTGAAGACTGTTACGAGGCGAGCGCTGCGCTGCTGACCGGAGCTCGGCGAGCCGCAGATGGTCGTCGTGGCGGCGGTCGTGATCTGGGTCGTGTTCGTCCGGTTCGGAGAGACCGTGCCGGCGTTGTTGTCCGCCCAGGAGACGTGCGCATCTATATTACCGGCAGAACCGGTAACGAGTTGCAGTACGTCTGTGGAGTTGAGGATCAGCACAGGTCAGCTCTGATAAGCGACGAGAGCGCCGATCGCGAAAGTGGGCGAGACGCCGTTCGAGACGGCGAGTGGCGTGGTCTGCTTGATCAGGTAGCCAGCCCCCACGCTGCTCGTATTGACCGGGTTGGCATTGCTGGCAGTCGTCGAGAGGGACACGACAATGCCGCTCGCCGTGCCGACGTAGTAGACAGTGCCCTCTGTGATGCCGGTCGGCAGGGTGCCGGCGGCGTCCGAGTACACTGACACTCGGTCATTGACCGCGAGGCTGGAGCCAGGCACAGTCAGACTGCCGGGCGACGCACTCGTGCAGGTGAAGTCGTAGGGGCCAGCCGGCGTCACTCCCACAGGACCAGAGGCGAGCAGCGTGCCGGCGCCGCTGGACGAGAGGCCGATACCGAAGTGAGTGATCGTATCGCCGGTCGCTCCGCACTGCGGGAATGTCACGACTGCAGCGTTCGAGACGTTGACGAGCGGCGCTGAGCCTGCGACCGTGAAGCCGGCGCTGCTCCGCACCACCGCCACTCGGGCATAGTTGGTGTAAGCGGTCTCGTTCGTGGTCTGGCTGCCACTCATGCCGGGGTCGGCGTTGTGCAGCGAGAGATAGAGATTCGTCGCTCCGGTCGAGGTAGCGATGCTCGCCCAGCTCACCGCTTGGTAGATAAGCTCGAGCAGGGATGTGACTGTCGCGCCGGTGTAGTTCGACATGCGTTACTCCAAAACCTTCTCACACCCTACGACGGTCATAGGGATGTTCTGAAACTCCTGTTGCGGGAGGCCGAAAGGAGTCAGGAAATAGGGGTCGGACAGATAGGCGCCGGTCGCCTCATACGCTTCGCACGCCGCCTTCGTCGCGAAGCCGTGGCCGTAGTTGTTCGGGTCGCCGAGGGCGATCTTGAAGCTAGTAGTGCGAATCCAGACGCCGGCGCCGTCGTTCGCAGGGAAGAGCGGCGTGCTCTGCAGATTCAGCACGATCGTGATGACGAGGCCCCAGGTCATTCGCTTATCTCCCTTCGGAACTTCGAGGGCAGCTCCTCGTAGCTGACAGGGCGGAGGTCCTTCGCCTCGATCCGCACCTCTTCTGGAATGCGGAGCCGATCCTCCATCTTCCAGTGCGTGCTGGTATTCGGATAGTAGCTGCCGTCGGAGGTGATCGGCCTGACGCCGAACGCCCCGTCCGACTTCAGATGGTCGATGACGCCCATCCTGCCGTCCGGCAGCCACACCCACGCCTTGTGCTTCGCCTTCGGATCGGCCTCAGCGCAGACATGCGTCCGCATCCAGGGGAACTTGCCGCCAAGCTCTAAGCTATACATTAAGGATCACCGAGAGCTTCTGGCCGGGCTGCACGCCGAAGAATTCGGTCTGGTTCGCAGCGAGCCGCTTTGCGTTCGTGACTGCTGTCGGATTCGATCCGAAGAGGATCGAGCACACGACGTCACAATGGACGCGGACGAAGTTGGTCGTGCTGCCGAAAGCGGCAGATTGCGTCGGCGAAGCGGAGATTGAGAGGGCCTGTTCGACAGGAGCGGGCTCCTGCGCCGCCTGCGCGATCGCAACGCCGCCGACCGCGCAGACGGTCGTGTACTCGCTAACATACAGCGTAGACACACGCTAGCTTCCGACGCCCTGGAGGACAGCCATCGTCGCCACGCCGCCTGCGTATACACTAATGTTCAGTCGGACCGCGGTGATCGGCGTGCTGTAGCTCGTGTTGCCCTTCGTCGTCGAAGCGGCGAGGGTCGCGTTGTTGAACACTCGGAACGACTTAATCTTCGAGTTGTTGCCGCCAGTGGCGCTCAGCGAGTTCGGACTGGTGAGCGTGTAGCTGGTGGCGGAGATGATCGAGGCGACGGGGTACTCGCCGTCGATGCCGGCCTGCGTCGAGATCAGAATAACGTCGTCGCCGATGCTGAGGCCGGAGCCGATGCCGGGCTGGCTCTGTGGGCCGGGCGGCCCAGTGTCACCAGTCACGGTGATAACCGTTGTGGTCTGGGAGATACCTACGCCCCCACGCACCTGCGTATCGTCTATGAGGTCGTAGGTGTGCTGCACTGTGTAGGTGAGAGAGGCGCCGCCCGAGAGCGTGACGGCGATGCCGACGCCGAAGCCCCACTGAAGCTGGCTGATCGGGACCCAGGGAGTATTGCCGACCGCCCCTAGTGATACGTAGGCGGGGCGCATCAGTATCTCCCTATCTTGATCGAGGCGCCGGCTGTGTGGCCCTTGAACTGCTTATGCTGCGACACTGGGTGCGCAGCGGTCGGCTCATTCTGATGGGGGACCTGGAAGTTCGGATTCATGTAGGGCGGGCGCTGGCCCTTCGGCTCGTAGCTGCCCGGCTTGGGCAGTCGCCCTTCGCCTGAGATCTGCGCCCCGTGCACTACGCTATGGCGCGGGCGCTGGCCGGACTTCAGTCGCTTCAGCATTGATGGTTACTCCTGTGACTTCGGCCCGCTTCCGATGCAGCAGGTCGACGAGGTTCGCTCCCAGTTCTTCGAGATGCACATGCGTCTCTTGCACGGAGACGCGCGGCGCTTGCAGGCCGAGATTCTGCCCTGTCATCTGCGCAACGCGCAGGGCGAGGTTCGCCTCTACGTCCTTCGGTTCCGCATCCAGCTTATGTCTGAGGATCTCGAGCGAGCGGGCATGCAGCCCCTCGAGCTGCTCTTTGATTGTGAGGCGCAGCTCAGGGTCGATGATCTCATCCCGGCGCTCGGCGAGTGCCGCCTGGAAGACGTCAGAGCGGATGATGGTCGAGATCCAGGAGGCGGTCTTATTGAAGACTCGCCCGAGCTCGTTCTGCGATACGCCGGGGTTGGCGAGGATGTAGTCGATCATCGCCTTGTGCGAGTAGCGGACTTCGAGGAGCTTCGGACGAGGAGGCTGGGGGATAGGGTCGGCGGCAGGCGAGGCACGCTTCTCGCCGGAGACGAGACTCTGTAAGAGGGAGTTCATGAGCTAGCCCGCCATCCCTGGCGGGATGCCGCTCGAGCCGACGAAGCCGTGCCAGCCACACCGCCATGCCGGCGGCCGTTCTTCATCCTGCTCGAAAATCGAGGGGGAGAGAACGAGATCTTCGAGCCCCGTGCCGCGAGCCGCCCAGCGTACTGGTTGCCCCTGCTTATTTGTTCCAATCCTTGAGGGGACTGGCGATCCTTCGAACCATACGCAGACGGTGTGAGTGCCCTCCCGCCCGCCGTTCTTTTCAAAGGACTGCGGACAGAGGAATTTGATTCCGTGAGCTTCAGCAAGAGTAGCAACGTTACGAAAGTGGTCCCAGACTGAAAGCGGACTCCACCCCCAAGGCTCACCATGCTCGTCTCTGAAAACATACTTCCCGTCAGCTCCCTGCTCGGTGGAAGAGACTGTGTACCATTGCAGAAAGCATGCGTCTAGCTCGCGCAGCGGAAACGGGCGCCGGCGAGCTACTGAGGAGGGGCAGGCTGCGCCGCGGGAGCTGGCGCTGCTGCGGGAGCGGGAGCGGGCTCCGGAGCCGGCGCCGGCTTCCTCCCCTCGAACCAGGCGAAGAGCTTCTTACACTCTGCCTCGCCCCAGTGCGCAATATGCGCAGGAGCCATATCAGCGAGAGCTCCCTCCAGCTCCTCGACTCGCTGTTCCAGTGTCTTCTCAGCCATTCGTGTGTCCTCCTGAGTCCAGCCACGCCGGCGAGATTCTGAGAGAGGCTGCCGGCGTGGCTTACACTAGCCTCCCCGTGAGTATGGCGCGTTCCGATGGGGGCTGTCAACCCAGTCAACACATAGCTGCCCGTTTATAATGTGGACGCATTATGCCGAACATAACGCGGCCGTGTTATTTCAGGTCGCGAGTTTGGCCAGATGCGTTCGGGCGCGCGCGATGGTCAGTGAAATTTGCCCCCTCCCCTGGCCGCGGGCCGACCCTGCCGGCTGGCACGGATCTTGCGAGCGGCGTGCTGCGTCGGTGTTGTAGTTGAGTATAACACTGCAGCGCCGCGCATGTTGCAGCGCCGCACGGGCAGCCGGCAATGCTGCAGCGCACAACAGGCATGCAAGCGGCGTGCCTGCCGCCGACGGCGAACATTACAAATTCTTAATGTTCGGACGGTTGACGGCAGCCTCGCGGCGTGGTACGTTGCCCGGCAAGTCGGGCATGTCGCCCGGCGCAATGGAGACTCGCAATGACAACTGAACGCAAGCCCGTGGTCACGGTCACTCGTGACGACTCGGGCATCTCGATTCTGGTGAACGGGGCCGGACGGCCTCCGATCGCGGTGCGTTGGTCCGCTCTCTCGGATGCGGTTCGCAAGGCCGCATTCGGATATGGCATGGAGGTGCGGCTCACGCGCGCCGCTGCCATGACGCGCGACACGAAGTCGGGCAAGGCGGCGTCGCCTCTCGACAAGTACGAGGCGATCAAGCGGCTCGCGGACCACTATTCCAGCGGGGCCGATAGCTGGACCATGGCCAGCTCGGGCGGCGGTGGCGGGCTGTCGGCTGACACGCGCGCTCTCATCGAGGCGCTGGTCGCGGCGCTCGGCCTCGACGCAGATGTGGCCGAGGAGCAGGTGCGCGGCATGACGACCGCTGAGCGCGATGCGCTGCGCGTAGATGCGGAGATCAAGCCCTACTTGGACCTGATCTACGAAGAGCGCGCGAAGGCGGCGGGCGCGGCGACTGGCGACCTGAAGGCGAAGCTGAAGGGGCTGAGCGCGAAGGTCTAAGCCAGCGGAGCGAGGGGCGGGGACTGACACCCGCCCCAACCTCTGACCACCACCACCAACCTCAACGACTGGCCACCAGCTAGCGGGGGGCCGGTTGGTCGTGGACGCATTATGCGCTCAGTCGCCGTACCGTCAGACGCAAGCTCGTCGGCGGGCTTCTCAGAGGCGTGGGGTCAGGGGGATTATTATAATATTTTTTTATATAGAAGAACAAGAACGCGGACCTGAGCACGGGCACTCGGCCTCCCTGACGCACGGCATACTGAGCACTCGGCGACTGAGGCATAACGCGGACATGGGCGGGCGGCACCCCCCTAGTCGGTGGCTAGTCGTTGGTGTTGGTGGTGGTGGACGGTGTTGGTCGTGGTGGGCAGCCAGCATCGAACTGGGCTTGTTAGCTGCCGCCTAGCGTGCGATAATGCGCGCAATGCCGCCCACATGGCTACGCAGATCGAGGACAGCATGAGGATGGAACGCAGGAAACGGCCCGGCTCCAAGATGACTCGCGAGGACGTGATCGAAATACGCCGCCTCGCCGCCGATACAGACATGTCCTACCGAGAGATCGGCGAGATGATGAACCTCGGTACGGAGCAAGTCGGCCGCATCGTTCGCGGGGAGCAGTGGCGCGACATTGATCTGATCCCTTCGGATACTGAGGTCGAGGCGCGCATGAGGCGCGAGGCGCCGCCACTCCCGAGCGAGATCGAACGGTCGCAGGAGCGGCTGAAAGCGCTCCTCGCCGCTGAGCCGGAGCTCATTCAGACACAGGTTCAGGATAGTCCTGAGCCTCCCAACGCCGCCGGCGACGCCGAGCGGCAGGAGACGAGCGATGACCACGACAGCAAAGCAGAATGAGGCAGAATTCGAAGCCTTCTGGCGTGAGTGGCAGAAAGCCTTCGCGACGAGCGCGGAGTACAGATCACTCGCCCGAGCCGCTTGGTTCGCAGGGCGGCTGGCGCTCTGTGAGAAGATGGTCGCAGAGCGGCGGCAGCAGCGCGCCAGCGAGCTGGCTGAGCTCGGAGTCTGAGCCATGCCCCGCTCAGTCGTAATCCAGTCCGCCAATACTCTCTCCCCTTGGTATGTCGTCGGCTTCGACTTCGACCGAGGTTCCATAGTCTGGGATCAGCCCGGCACAACGCCGCCCAAGCACTTCCCCAGCGCGGCCCACGCCCGAGCCTTTCTGAAGAAAGCCAATCACTCGGGCTGCGGCGTGCTGATCCCTTTCGCCCCCAAGGTCACGCAGCCATGACGCTCTATCGAGTCTGTAATGCGGATGGCGCTCTCATCATGACTGCGCCCCTCTACACTCTCACCCTGCTCTGGAATATCAAGGGCGCGGACCTCGAAGCGGCGACCGTCGCCCTCGACGACAAGTACAATTTCTACACCTACGTATTCGGGCAGTGCTATGCGCAGCGCATGCCGCTCGAGATCGAGAATCCTCTTCTCCGGAGACAAGCATCATGAAAGAGACTCCCGTTACCTACAGCAAACAGCCGCCCGCGACCATTCGCGCACTGCGATACATTCGCCAGTACGCCAATCGCGGCCCGAGTCCGAAGCGGACTCGCTTCGGCAAGCAGAAGCGAGCGGCCCTCCAGGCCGCCGGCATTCGCGACACCGCGCACACGCGCTTGGGCGCTGAGGTTCTCAAGAACCTGTTCGCGCTGAGGATCAGCCTGCCGCCCCTCAAGCCGCCCGCTCCGCTGCCACCTACTGGCACAGAGCCGATCGAGGGCAAGCCGGCTTCTTCCGGAAGATCTGGCCGCGCGTCAAGCTCAAGAGAGCGACCTACGAGGTAGTCAAATGAACGAGCTAGAGTCACTCGTCCGACGTAACGCGGAGTCCTGCGAGCAAGCGAAGCACCGCGCATGCCGCTGCCACTGCCGGGGCAAACTGCACGGCAAGCCGCACTCGGAAGAGTGGGTGCAGAAGGCGATGGCGGAGATTGCAGACGAACGATGGGCAAAGACAGAGGAGGCGGAGCTATGAACCTGCACGATCAAGTCATCGCAGCTGATCGACCTGATACGAGACAGTGGTCCGACTACCAGCAGGCCATCTTCGAAGCCGTCCGCTCTTCGGACAGCAACCTGCTCATCCAAGCCGTCGCCGGCTCGGGCAAGACCACCACGATCATCCAGGCCACCAACTACGCCGCCAGCCCCGCTCTGTTACTCGCCTTCAACAAGGACATTGCGCTGGACATTCAGGCGAAGCTCGAAGTGGGCACAGCGAAGACGCTCAACGCTCTAGGCCACCGCCTCTGGATGCAGAACGCCGCCGGCGCAAAGCTCGACGCAGACAAGCTCGAGAAGCTCGCCGTTCGCGAGATGCCCTCTGATCTCTACCGGAAGTTCGGCTTCATGCTCAAGCGGATCGTTGGGCAGGCGAAGGCTGCCGGCGTCGGCATCGGCGCTCAGGTCAATTCGAGCGACTTCGACCACTTTATCACGAACGGAGAGTGGGATATCGACGATGCAGACATCGCCTCGCTCGCCCATTACGCCGCTCGCGTCTTCAATGCGTCCAGATCGGACCTCCAGACGTTCGACTTCGACGATCAGATCTACGGGCCGGTCTATCATGACTGGAGCTTTCCAGAGTTCGGCACCGTACTGGTGGACGAAGCGCAGGACCTCAACCGCATCCAGCATCTCTTCCTCCAGAAGCTGTCCGAGGCCGGCGCTCGCATGATCGCAGTCGGGGACCGGTACCAGGCCATCTACGCGTTCCGAGGTGCGCTCTCGAACTCTCTGGACCTTCTCGCAGACCACTTCAAGATGGAAGAGCTCCCGCTCTCGATCAGCTATCGCTGTCCGCTGTCTGTCATAAGAGAGGCGCAGCAGATCGTCCCTCATATCGAGGCCCGTCCGGGCGCTCCCGAGGGTCTCGTCCAGTACCGCTCGGACAGCGCGCCGAACGAGGAGTACGGCGAGGACCCGAAGCTGTTCGAGAAGGACCACCTCGTTATCTGCCGCAATAATGCGCCGCTCTTCGCGGCAGTGATGCGGCACGTTCGGGAGCGATCGCCCTGCCGCGTCCGCAGCAACGCCCTCGACGGCCTCAGCTCATTCATCAAGCGCTTCCGCACGAGCGACGCGAGAGAGATGCTCCTGCGCCTCGACCGATGGCTCGTCAAGGAGACAGCGGCTGCCGAAGCCAAAGGCATGCCTTGGAAGGTGGCGGCGCTCGAGGACAAGGCCAACACGATCCGCAGCCTCGCCGAGGGCTTCACCCTCGTCGATGAGGTGCTGGCGGTCCTCCGACAGCTATCTGAAGGCAGGACCGGCCCCATCTTCAGCACGATTCACAAGGCCAAAGGGCTCGAGGCCGACCACGTGTATTTCCTCCGCCCCGACCTCGTGCCAGCCTGGTTTATCAAAGAGCCGGCGGCGTTGCAGCAGGAGCAGAACCTGCGCTATGTCGCCATTACTCGGGCGAAACAGTCACTGACATATGGAGTACGAAGATGAAAGAGCCGAAACAGATTCCCAGCGTTCTCGTCGATCTCGAGTGGGGCGTGGCCCGGATCAACTTCGAGCAGGGCGCAATGGATGAAGATGGAGACCTGCGCCAGTGGTACACGAAGGAAGAAGGAGAGCAGCAGCTGTACGTCCGAATGGCCAGCATCGACTTCTTCGCCCCGGCGCAGGAAGGCATGGCGGCGCAGAGTCTCTCTATCGGTCGCACTGGTATTGTTGCACTGAAAGAAGCACTGAGCAATATTCACTACGAAGAGGAGTGGCCGTACCAGAAGAAGCTACAAGAGATAAAGGACGCCGCGCAGGCTCCGAAGTCAGTTACGTCAGCGCCTATTACTGACGACGACATTCCCTTCTGAAAGGAAGCACCATGAGACTCACAATCCTCGCCCCTCTCGTCCTGAGCGGCTGCTCGGCCCTCGCCCCAGCCGCCCTCGACTTCGAGGCTCAGCACAACTCCCACCTGCTCCAGCATGACTGGATGACAGACTGGTCACGCCGACAGGCCGGCTACGACACTATCGGCGCGGCGGCTAAGTGGGAGCCCTCCCGCTCTACCTACGTGAAGGTGGGGGAGTACTACTCGCCCGAGTGCCTAGACGGGCGGCATGAGGTGTTCGAGGCGACGTTCGGATATGAAGTGAGGTTGAAGCCATGAGCGATGCTAACAGTTCCTCAAATGAGCAGCTCCCTGAATTTACCTACGAGCAAATCGTAGAGGGGAAGCGCCCGCCAGTGCTTTCGGGGCCGTACATTCCGGCCTATCTCGCAAAGGCCGAAATCAAGCGGCTGGAGGACTGTATTCGCGGGCTATCCGACCATGCAATGAAGTCGGCCCACGAGATCGGCATCATGCTCCAAGCGCTCAAGACGATTGCAGCGAACGACCGCATGACCGCTCCGCATCCAATCGGCCCCGCGATGGGCGCGGGCATCAGTCAGGGCCTTGAATGGAACGCGAAGATCGCCAAGCAGGCGTTGTCTGCTGTCGAAGCCGCACCACGGGGCGAGGAGGCAACATGAGTGCGCACGACAAACCCTCAAATCAGCGCCTCGATGCTCAGATGCAGGTGCTAGCGATAGCCGAAGGACTCGGCATCCCCGATCCCGCATCGTGGACGTGGCTTGAGCCGGGACAGTTGAAACTCATCTGTCAGGCCATTGCGAAGCAGGCGGCGCAATCCGAGCGGCTGCGCGCGGCGCTGGTGAAGATCGGAACCATGTCATGCGTCATGGGCTACGACAGGGGGCACGCCGGCATTGATGCTGTAGTGCGAGAGGCTCTTGGCGAAGCCGCACCACGGGACGAGACTGCGCCAGCCGATGAGACCAACCGTGACAAGGCCCTGCGAGGCGAGGTCGTGGTCATTAGCGAGGCGCGGCTGCGAGAGATGCGCGAGCAGGCGATTCGCTTTGAAGGGATCGGTGACGGTACATATCACTGGCACTGGGCGGCGGCGCTTAATGAACTGATCGCCCTTCGCGAGCCGGTGCAACAAGTCGAGACGACAGCGGAGCATCAATCATGACTGAAGCGCAAGGTACATTCGCATGCCCGATCTGCGGCGTAGAGTCCCCGCACTCGCATTCCGAAGCCACGCAAGCGGCTTATCGAGAGGAGCAAATCAGCGGGCGGTTCTACGGTGAGGGCGACGGCTGGATTAGGACTGAGCTGCACAGGCCGAAAGAGCGGGGCTGGTATCTGTGCCTCGGAGTTGAGATCGATGCCGATCAGTTCGGAAAACCGAAAGACATTTGGGAGCGCCACGACCGTTGGTCGCAACTCTCGTGGTTCAAGTGGGTGCGTCAAGGCGGCGCCCGCGGGCACTTGGAAAGCGACATTCCCGAGGTTCTGTACTACGACCCGTTCTACGGCGGCTGGCAGCTTCGCAACCTGCTCGGAAACGCCGTCTACTCCGGCGCTGAGAATCGCCACCGAGTGCAAGCGGAGCCGAAGTACTGGCGTGAGTTGCCTCCGTTCATCAAGAGAGGCACCAGTGAGATGGGCCGAGAAACAGCGAATGACCCTGATCGCGGAAAGACTTTCGTCACAGGGTTGGATCAACCGAAGTGATCTGATGGACGCATTTGGCATCTCGACTCAGCAGGCGTCGAAAGACCTACAGACGTTTCTACGGCTGAATCCTCGGGCGATGCGCTATAACCTGAGTGCAAAGCGGTACGAAGCAGCACCACCGGAGAACGGGAAAGCGGAGCCTCGCTCATGAACATCATCATCCAGACCATCGATCACTCTCAACAGCGCTACGACACCTGCGGAGACTGGCGGTTCGAGTCCAACGCCCTCGTCATCCGAGTCAGCTCTCTGAAGAACTGGCGCATGGAAGCCCTCATCGCCATCCACGAGCTGATCGAGGCAGTCCTCTGCCGAGGCTTCAACGTCGACCAGGGCGACGTGGATCAGTTCGACCTCCAGTTCTCCGGCCCCGGGGAGCCCGGCGACCAGTTCGCCGCTCCCTACTACATGCAGCACCAGATCGCGACCGGCATCGAGCGCCTGCTCGCCGCCTACCTCATGGTGGACTGGCTCGACTACGAGAAGCGGGTGAATGGATTGGGGCAGACAGCAAAAGACTGAGTGGACGCGCGATTCGCGTCCGCGTATGATCGCAGCTTCGGAATCGCGGGCCGCCGACTCAAAGGGTCCGCACACTGATAGGAGAAGAGAGAATGAACGCAACAGCAGAACAGGCAGCCGGCGAAGCCGCCGCAGCTGCCCCCGCTCGCAAGAAGGCAGAGGTCGAGATCGTGGAGATGACCGATGGACGCAAGGTGTCGTTCTCGGGCAAGTCGAAGGTCTCGAAGGAGTTCCTGGTGAATGGGAAGCCCTTCGATGAGCTGACTCCCGAGGAGCAGGCCAAGGCGCACGTCGGCCATTCTGCCGTCCGCTTCGACTTCCGCAACGGCACGACTCGCACGTATCCGCTGAACACCGCGCTCGCCCTGCGCTTCGCAGGCCACGGTGCTCTGCAGAAGTACGGCGATGAGCTGGCCGGCGAGGACGCACCCGATCTCGATGACTGGGCTGCGACCACGGATCGGCTGCACGAGCGGCTGTCTGGCGGGGAGTGGACGAAGGCCCGCGTAGGCGGCGGCATGGCAGGCACCAGCGTGCTGCTCCAGGCCCTGATGGAGTTCACCGGGCGTACTGCCGACGAGGTCCGCGAGCACATCAAGGACTGGACGCCGCAGGACAAGCAGGCCATGCGCAACGATCCTGACATCAAGCCGATCGTCGAGCGCATCGAGAAGGAGAAGGCCGAGAAGGCTTCGAAGAACGTCGATACCGGCGCTCTGAAGGCCTCTCTAAAGAGTCTCGCCGCATAGCGGAGAGTCCTCGGATCGCGAGTCCCGAGGAGGAGTGGGGGCCGAAAGGCCCCCTCTCTACTAGTAAGAGGACCGGAAGGCGGGCGGCAGGCAGCAGCATACTGCCATTGCACGTTCGCATTATGTCGGGCATAATACCCACACGAATTGAAACCAGCTGCATGTCTCGCGCGGCGAGCGGATTACCGGCACTAGCAGCTCTAACCTAACAGGAGACAAGAATGGCCCAGATCCCCAAGCAGATCATCCCGCACAAGCTCTACAAAGTCAATGCGAGCGCCCTCGGCCTCGGCACCGAAGGAGATGTCGAGGTCGTGCTGGAGCGCGACTGCGACTGGCTCAAGAACGAGGACGGTTCGCATGGCCGCGTGACGCACTGGCTCGTCCGGCAGGTCACAATCCGCTCGGGTACCTTCCCGAACGCCGACTACTCCTTCGGAGAGCCGATCCGCGTCGCAGCGAGCGAACTCCGCCCCATGATGCGGACCATAAAGGCAGCCGCGTAATGTCTGAGGGCAGCCTCGAGCGCCTCCAGCGCATTCTCGTCCGAGCCCGGCATCGCGCCGGCCTCGAGGCTGCCGCTCGCCGCGCACTGAAGCAGAAGCGGAAGGCAAAGACCGTTGCAGAGGACTACGCCGACCGGCTGGCAGAGAAAGCTCTGTATCGCCGGCTGCTCGAAGACCTCCGTCTGGATGGAATGCGCTTCCAGTTCTACTTCACCCGCATCTCGAAAGACGTTGATCTTACCGAGCTCCGTGCTTGGATAGATGCAAAGATAGCAGAGGAGACGAAGCGTGAGATGGATAAAAAAGCTGATCGACCGCTGGTTCGGATGGGAGACGCTGCCAGGTCCGAAGCCGGACCCGCGTAACTGGTCCGACGCTTACATGACCGAGTATCGGAAGGCGACGAAGGCCTAGCGTGCCACGCCCTCCCGAGATAATCCGTCCTGTGTCGCTGCATACCTCGGTCCCCGAGGACTTGGCGACCTGGCTCACCGTCCACCTCTGGAGCAAGGCAGAGGGGAGAGTGCCGCATGGTGCGCGGCAGGCACTCATCTTGCAGCTACTGAGAGAGTATCGCGCCCGATTCGAGACGAGAGAGGTGTCCAGTGATTCAGAGTCCTGAGTTGCAAATGAAGATCGCCCATTGGCGGGACAAGCAGTCCCGCGGCGAAATGTCACCAGAGGACTGGATCGAAGCGATGACTGCCCTCCGTGAGCATCGCACCGGCGCCCAGGCCGCCTCTGCCGCCTCGAAGGCCCGCAAGGCGCCCGTCGATACGTCCGCGCTGAAGGACAGCCTCCGCGCGCTCAAGAAGATCTGACCTGAAACGAAAGTCCGAAGGGAGCTACCTGTGGACTCAGACTCACAGTACACGCCGATCTACCAAGTCGAATGCGCTGAGTGCGGTATAGCGCCGGTCGTCGGCATTCGCGCTCCCTCTGGAGTCATCATCTGTTCCGCGCTGTGCGGCCCGCACTTCTTCGGCGATCGGCTGATGCTGGAGCCGGAGCGGTGGAATCAGCAACAGGAGGCGACCGAATGACAGACCGTCGCCCTACTATAGGCAGAAAGCGAAGTCGCTTTACAGGCAAGGTAGTTCGAGAACATATTCGGATTGCAGAGGAAGTGCTTGGACGCGCCCTACCGGCAGGTGCTGTCGTTCATCACGTTGACTGCAATCCAGCAAATAATACGAGAAGCAATCTTGTAATCTGTCCGAACGAGGCTTATCACAAGCTGTTGCATAAGAGAACAGAAGCTATTGCTGCTACAGGCAACCCAAACTGCAGAAAATGTGTATTCTGTAAGCAGTGGGACTTCCCAGAGAACATGAAGGAACGAGGCAGCAGAGACTTTCACCACGCACGCTGTGCAGCAGCTGCAGTACTGGAGAGATACTATGCTAAAAAATCCACCGTTTCCTGAAGTATTTGACAGTTCGATGATGGGAGCGTTGAAGAGCTGTCCTCAATTGTTCAGGAAAGTCTACATCGACAACTGGAAGTCTCGGGGCGAGAAGGTCGATCTGCACGCCGGCAAGGCCTATGCACACGGGCTCGAGATCGCCCGGCGCGCTTACTTCGAGCAGGGAGTCATGAAAGAGAAGGCGGAGGCGATGGGCCTCGCCGCCCTCCTCGAAGCCTATGGCGACTACGAATGTCCGGCAGACAATCCGAAGAGTCGGGAGCGCATGGCTGGCGCCTTCGAGTACGCCATGCAGGCCTATCCGCTCACCATGCAGACCGGCTTCCCGATCCAGCTCGCCGACCAGAAGCGCGCCATAGAGGTCGGCTTCGTCCACCCGCTCGGTATCGACCATCCGGAGACAGGGCAGCCCCTCCTCTACTCCGGCCGGGCAGACATGATAATCCAGTACGCCGGCGACCAATACGGCCTGGATGACAAGACCACGAAGCAGCTCGGGCCGACGTGGAGTCGGCAGTGGGAATTGCGGTCGCAGTTCATCGGCTACACGTGGGGCTTCCGCACCAGCGGCTATCGCATCGCCGGCTTCGTCGTCCGCGGCGTCGCGATCCTCAAGACCATGTACAAGACCGAGGAAGCGATCGTTAACTTCTCCGAGTTCGAAGTGAATCGCTGGTACGGGGAGCTGCTCGAATGGCTGTCCGACGCGATCAGGTCGTGGAAGACTGGCCGGTGGCGATACAATCTCGACCACTCCTGCACAGAGTACGGTGGCTGTGGATTCAGAGAAGTCTGTAAAATGGAGGACGAACAGCCCTGGCTGGAGCAGTTCTTCGAGCGGCGGAAGTGGAATCCGGTGACTCGCGAAGAGGAGAAGCTTTGAGTCGAAAGCCCACAGCACCGCCCGTCCTCGACCCCGAGGGCGCACGCCGCTTCGCCACCCGCAGAGGACAGAAGGTCGGCGAGGGCTGTAAGCACTTCCTCGGCAATTGCAACTGTGACCCTCCCCACCACCTCCGCTGCGATTACATGTACAGAGGAGAGAGGTGCAGGCGAGGCGACGGACACTTCGGACCGCACAAGTTCAAATGAAAGTCTGGATCAAGTTCCCGATAGAACACTCCAAGGTCTGGGAGATTACTCGCCCAGAGCAGGACAGCTATCGTGGCTTCTGGATTCACTCCCGCGCGAAGGTCTGCCCGCATTGCCTCCAGATCTGGGCAACCATGACCACAGAGAAAGGCGGACCTTGGTCCATTGAGGGCCAGTCCTGTGCCGAGTGCAACGAGAGCCACTATTGCGTAGCCGGCTCGCTGCTGGAAGACCGCAGCTCGCAGACGTTCGACCTCGACCTCATTCGCTATCTGCCGCTCGAATTGCAGCAGAGAGAATTCGACCTACACGTTAGAGCATTACAGAAGGACTCGCAGAATGAACAGCCCCCTCCCATTGCATCAGAGCCACTCCTCGACAGCATCCTCGAGCCAGACAGCAGCGCCGCCATCCTCGGAGCCTAGCTTACTGCCGGGCGTCAATATCCTTCTGGAGGGTCCTGCCGGCACCGGCAAGACCTATCAGATCGGCAGCCTCGTCGAGACTGGCGTAGAGGTATTCTTCCTCGGTCTCGAGGCCGGCATCGAGTCGCTGGTCGGATACTTCTCCGATCCGCCTCGTAGCTGCGAGCCGCCGCCCAATCTGCACTGGCACACTCTGCAGTTAGCGATGCCGGGCGGCTTTGGGAAGATGGCAGAGAACGCGAAGCTGATCGCCAACAGCACCTATGCCGCGCTCTGCAAGGTCCAGGACTTCACTCGCGCTCAGAATAACCCGTTCGAGCGCATGCTCTCAGTCATGAACAACTTCCGCGACCAGCGCACTGGCAAGGAATATGGGCCGGTCGATAGCTGGGGTCCAGACCGCTGCATCGTTATCGACGGTCTCACAGGTCTGGGGGACTTCGCCATGGCGATGCAAGTCGGCATGCGCCCCGTGAAGGACAAGCCCGATTACATGGTCTCTCAGGACACTATTTCCCGCTTCATCAAGTACTGCTGCGACGGGTGCAAGTGTCACTTCGTCCTGATCGCGCACATCGAGCGGGAGGTAGATGAGGCGCAGGGCGGATCGAAGATTTACCCGAGCGCACCGGGCCAGAAGCTCGGCCCCAAGCTCCCAAGCATGTTCTCCGACACCATTCTGACAGTCCGGAGGGGCGCAGAGTGGTCCTGGAGCACCGGCGATCCGATGGCTGATCTGAAGACGCGCAACCTAAGCGTGAGCGAAAAGATCGAGCCCGGCTTCGCCCAGATCATAAGTAAGTGGAAGTCGCGCGGCGGGCGGCTTTCACCGAACGTTCGCGTCTAAGCCCGCCACCACAAAACGGAGATTATCATGAACGATACTGCAGCCGGCTTCAACGTCGGCAATTTCCTGAACGCAACTCTGACCGAGCCGAACACACGCCGCCCTCCCATTCCTGCGGGTACGGCCGTCATCGGCATCTTCGGCAACGTGCCGGCGGAGCCCCGCCGTGTACAGGGCAAGGACGACCCTTCGAAGGTCTATTTCTTCCTCGAGATTCCTGTCGAGGTAGACCTCAATCAGAACCCGGCGCTGAAGGAGCACGTCGGGCAGGAGAAGGTCAACCTGCGCTACTCCCTCTCGCTCGACTTCACGCCGACCGGGCAGCTCGACATGTCGAAGGGGAAGAACGTGGGCCTGCGGCAGCTGCGCGAGGCGCTCGATCTGAACAAGCCGGGCGACACGTTCAGCTTTGCCATGGTACCGGGCCGGCCGGTGCTGTGCAAGATCAAGAACCGCTCCGGCGAAGGCGATGAGGTCTACGACGAAGTAGGCTCGATCGCTCGACCCCGCTGATAGAAGAAGGGAGACTCACATGTTCACTCCTAATACGATCGCCGATCGCCTACGCTCGCTCGCCGAGCGGCTTGACGCGCTCCAGGACGATTACGATAAGGTCGAGCCCAGAATCGACGTAATCGACCTGGACGATGAGGTCGATATTGTTGCAGACAGTATCCAGAACCTGGGACACGAGATCACGCAGGCTCTCGAAGACCCCGAGGTCGAGGACGAGGACGAGGAGAGCGAGGAGGAGGAAGAGCCCAAAGCCGAATGACCCCCTCTCGAGGGGGAGCCCATGTCCCCCTCTCTTTTTCCTCAGACTCGGAGACTCGCAATGCAACTCCACCTTCTCTCCGCTGACGAGATCACGGTTAAGAAGAATCGTCAGCGCCGCGAACTCGATCAGACGAAGATATTCGAGCTCGCCGCTTCGATCGGCCAAGTCGGCCTGATCCATCCTATCGTAGTTCGTTCGGTTGACGGCGAGTATACTCTCGTCGCCGGCGAACGCCGCCTCAAAGCTCTCGAGCAGCTATGGTTCCTCGGCTCCGAGGTAACCTACTCCGGGAAGGTCATACCCGAGGGCCAGGTCCCCTGCTCCTTCCTCGGAGAGATCGACCCGATTGATGCAGAAGAGATCGAGCTCGAAGAGAACATTCGCAGGGAAGATCTGAACTGGAAGGAGCGCGCCGACGCCGTTGCGCGCCTCGCCGCCCTTCGGACTGCGCAGGCGAAGCGCGCCAACCTGCCCGCGCCGAGCGTCGCCGATATCGCCGAAGAGGTGAGCGGCCACCGCGAGGGCGACTACCAAGGTGACGTCCGGAAGGACATTATCCTTGGCAACGCTCTGAAAGATCCAGAGGCGGCCGCCGCCCTCGACGGCGCTACCAATCGCAACGACGCTTTCAAGAGGTTACGCCGTCATGAAGAATCCAAGAGAAATGCCGCTCTGGGGGCCTCGCTCGTACTTACCTCGGAAATGCACACTCTGCGAAAGGGCAACTGCATTCCTCTTATGCAGGAAATGCCAGCGGAGACTTTCGACGTTATTCTCTGCGACCCGCCGTACGGGGTCGGCGCAGATGAATTTTCTGACAGCGGCGGACGAACCGCTGGTGGTCATTTCTATAGCGACTCCTATGAAGAGTGGAAGCCTCTCGCCACCAGTCTTGCCGGCGAGTCCTATCGCCTCGCTAAGGGCCAAGCCCACGCATATGTATTCTGCGATATTGACCGCTTTGGAGAGCTCAAAGCGCTCTTCGCGCAGGCGGGTTGGTCGGTCTTCCGAACGCCGCTCGTCTGGGTCAAGCCAGGCGGCGTGCGCGCCCCGTGGCCTGAGATGGGACCTCAACGAAAGTACGAGATTATTCTCTTCGCAGTCAAAGGAAAGCGACCAGTAACGAGGCTCTACGGCGATGTGCTCACCTACCCGTCCGATCCTAACCTTGGCCACCCAGCGCAGAAACCTGTGGCGCTTCTCAGCGACTTACTACAGAGATCAGTCCGGCCGGGTGACACAGTGCTCGATCCGTTTTGTGGAACTGGTTCGACCTTGGTCGCCGCCCACCAGCACAAGTGCAGAGCGACAGGGATCGAGCTGAATGAGGCAGCTTACGGAATATCGCTTGTTAGAGTGAGGGAGCTCAAATGAACAAGCTGATCCTGTTCAATTGCTGGATCATGTTCAACTACCTCTGCACGGCGTGCTGGTGGGCCCTGCATAAGAAGTGGCCGGACATGCTCTACTGGCTCTCAGCACTCGCGATCACAGCAACAGTCACATTCGGGTACAAAAGATGAGTGATCTACCAGCAACTGTAGTTCATATATTCAGCCGCTGTGTAAGACGCGGAGCTTGTCTTATTTGGACTGGAGCTTCTTCTCGTGGGCATGGACAGCTAACAGGTGGCGAGTATGTACACAGAGTTGTTTATGAGCAGCTGAAAGGGCCTATACCAGAAGGATTGGAAATAGGACATACTTGTGACGAAGGGCTCTGTGTAGAACCAGAGCATTTAGAGGCTGTTACTAGACAAAAGAACGTACAGGACGCCTTCTCTAGAGGCAGATATCAGCGAGGCAGATACTCTAATGAAGATATAGTAGCTTTACGCGCTGGTAAAATAAGCTCACATGCTTTTGCTGAGAAGTATGGCTTGAGCCAGAAGACTGCTTATAACATCAAAAAGGGACACAAAGCAAAATGGCGATCATAGTCCCTCCAGATGGTCCTCTCAATGCCAAAGTACTCATAGTCGGAGAGGCGCCCGGCGAGACGGAGGAGATCCGCGGCGTGCCGTTCGTAGGCCCCTCCGGTATGGAACTAAATAGAATGCTGCAGGAAGCTGGTATGTCTAGGTCAGAAGTTTTCTGTACGAACCTCTGCCGCTCGCGCCCCCCGCGCAACGACATAGAGCTCTACATTCGCAAGTCCTCAAAGTTCACAAAGAAGGTAACGAAGGCTGACCAGAAACGGATCGACGCCGGCATCAATCCTTATAAATTCGTCCCCCTCCGCGATATGCTGGTCGATCCGAAGGTGATGGAAGGCTTCATCGAACTGAAGAAGGAGATCGAACTTGTCAAACCTCAGATCATTATTACGGTCGGCAATGCGTCTATGTGGGCGCTCACCGGCAGGTGGGGCATCACGAAGTGGCGCGGGTCGATGCTCACTTACAGCAGCGCTGGAAAAGATACCAAGCTCATCCCCACTTATCATCCAGCCGCCATTCTTAGACAGTGGGACTGGAGAGCTATTGGTGTGGCAGACCTACGTCGGGCCGCCCGCTTCCGAGATGGTACTCCTTATCCGACGCGCGAACGCCGCTTTATTCTTAGACCTAATTTTGATCAGGCTACGCATACCCTTGAGACTCTCATTAGTCGCGCTGACCTCCTCGGAGATAACGCAGTACTTCGGCTCAGCTTCGACATCGAAACTCGTGCAGGCCATATTGCGTGCGCCGGAATCTCGTGGTCTTATAGCGATGCAATCTGCATCCCTCTCATGTGCGCAGAGCGGCGAGAAGGCTATTGGCTCCTGGACGAAGAAGTACGTATCGTACAGCTCCTACAGACGCTACTTACGCACCGGCGAGTTCGAGTAGTCGGGCAGAACATTCTGTACGACTCCCAGTACACCTGGCGCTGGTGGCATTTCGTCCCTCGCGTGGACCAAGACACGATGATCAGCCAGCACGCCATCTTCTCCGACATGCCCAAGTCTCTCGCTTTCCAAGCGAGCATGTACGCCGACTTCTACGTATTCTGGAAAGAGGAGGGCAAGGATTGGGAGAAGAACATGCGAGAGGAGGAGCTCTGGCATTACAACTGCCTCGATTGCGTCTACACCGATGAGGTCGGCCAGGTCGAGCTGGAGACAATCCGTAGTCTCGGCCTGCAGAACGTCCACGACTTCCAGCAGAGCATGTTCTGGCCCGTCTTGCAAGCGATGCAGCGCGGCGTGAGAATCGACCTCAAACGCCGCAACGAACTCATCATCGAAGTGAAGGGCGAGATAGCTCGCCGGCAGACCTTCATAGATAAGATCCTCGGCCATCCGCTTAACGTGGACAGTCCGAAGCAGATGCACGCCCTGTTCTACGGCGACTTCCGCATGCCGGTTCAAATGAAGAGAGGTAAGAAAGGTGAACCATCTCGACCAACTCTGGACGACGACGCTCTTCAGAAGCTTCGCCGTATTGAGCCTCTGCTTACTCCTCTGGTCAACTCTATCGCGGACATACGGACGCTGGGGAAGTTTCTATCTAATTTCCTCTGCCGTCCTCTTGATACTGATTCGAGGATGCGTTGCGCCTTCAACATAGGAGGATCTGAAAGTGGCAAGTCAGCACCCAAGACATATCGCCTTTCGAGTTCGGAGAACGCCTTCGGGTCTGGAACAAACCTCCAAAATATACCGTCTGAGAAATCTAAAAGCCTGGGCAAAGCAGCGGCGCGAGGAGGGTTCGACGGTATTGGCGATCCGTATCAGTTCCCCAATATCAGAGAAATCTTTGTACCAGATCCTGGCTATACCTGGTTCGACCTTGATCTGGAAAGGGCCGACCTCTTTGTGGTATGCTGGGAAGCGGAGGACGAGCAACTCAAGTCGGCCATGCGACTCGGAGTGGATATCCATCTCCTTAACAGCTTCGTCATCACCGGCAAGGAGCCGCCGCCGCTCGAAGAGCTAGTCGAGACGCACAGCAAGTACAGAGATCATCGCGGCCCAATGAAGCTAACTCGCGAATTCGCAAAGGTATTCTGCCATGGCACCAACTACGGCGGCGGGGCGCGCACGATGGCTGCCCATACTGGACGATCTGTTGCAGAGATTGAGAGAGCGCAGAGGATCTGGTTTGCAGCACACCCTGGAATCAAGAGGTGGCACGATCGCGTTAAGAGTCAGGTTGTTGCCCGGCGATTCGTGGAGAATCACTTCGGATACCGATGGTACATCTTTGATCGAATTGACTCTATCATCCCAGAAGCGATCGCCTGGATTCCTCAATCCACAGTCAGCATCGTCATCAATCGAATCTGGGAACGCATCTACCGCGAGCTGCCCGAAGTCCAAGTCCTGATGCAGGTGCATGATAGTCTGCCAGGCCAGTTCCCGACCAGCCAAGCGCAGTCTTTATTGCCCCGCATTCGAGAGTGTGCGAAGATAGTCGTACCCTACGCTGATCCGTTAGTGATACCTGTGTCGATCAAGACGAGCGAAAAAAGCTGGGGGCATTGCTGATGGAACACGATTTCAGTATAAAGATGAGCTGGTGCCGTCGATGCGGCCGGCCTCTGTATGAGATAGTAGATAACAATATTCCTGAATGTGATGGACTACCAGGTGTAGTACATGCTCGCTTCCTAAAAGCTGAGGCCGATATGGAGAAGATATTCGGTCCTATTATAGATGAAATTCTTGGATTGCACTAAGCTATGCCGACGAACGGAGCGGCAGGCGAGCGGAACTTCCCGGACTGGCTCTCCGCCTACGTCCAGTACGCTGGCTTCTCTGAAGCTCCCCGACGCATGCACTATTGGTCCGGGGTCAGTGCGATCGCTGGTGCATTGCGCCGCCATGTCTGGTTCGACATGGGCTACTTCCGCTGGTTCCCCAACTTCTACATTATTCTCGTAGCGCCGCCCGGTGTTGTATCTAAGTCCACGACTGCCAGCATCGCCATGACTCTGCTGCGGAAGGTCCCCGACATAACCTTCGGCCCCGAAGCCGTTACGTGGCAGGCCCTCCTCGAACGCTTCGAGCAGTCTACTCAGTCCTTCCTAATCGGCGCCACCTATTACACGCAGAGCGCCATGACTATCGAGTCGGCCGAGTTCGGCAACCTGATCGACCCCTCGAACAGAGAGCAGATCGACTTCCTCGTCAACCTCTGGGATTCGAAGGTCGGCTCTTTCCAGAAAGTCACAAAAGGCTCAGGGATCAACAATGTTGAGAATCCTTACATCAATCTCATTGCTTGCACTACTCCTGCATGGATCGCAGGGAACTTCCCCGAGTACGTCATTGGCGGAGGATTTACCTCTCGTTGTCTCTTTGTTTACGCGGACCAGAAAGAGAAGTTCATTGCCTATCCCGCACGTCATATGCCAAAGGAGATGGGGGAAGTGCAGCACGCACTGGTCCAAGACCTCGAGCGCATGTCCGCTAAGCTCGTCGGCCCCTATATCATCAGCCCGGAGGCGGTCGAGTGGGGGGAGAAGTGGTACGCGGAGCACTGGAGCGGGAAGATGCCGGACGAGCTGGACGACGACCGCTTCGGCGGCTATCTCGCCCGGAAGCAGACGCACGTGCATAAGACGGCCATGTGCATTGCTGCTTCCCGGCATGACGACATGGTGCTATATAGGCAGGACCTTGAGGACGCTTACGCCGCCGTGACGGAGCTGGAGAAGGACATGGTAAAGGTGTTCGCAAGGATCGGCAGGACGCAAACGTCCGTGCAGGCCGAACGCTTCATCCGCTTCGTACAGAAGCGCGGCGCCTGCACCTACGCCGAGGCCTACGCATTCATCCATTCCAGCTTTCCGAGCGCGAAGAACTTCGAAGATATCGTCGTCGGAGCGACGAGGTCTGGCTACATCAGAATGCAGCCGGCGGGCAGCAGCTATATCTTAGAGGCAGTGAAGAAGCCAGCTTGAATAATGCGGCCGGATTATGTCCGGCATAACACGTCCACATAAAGGAGCTACTATGCAAATCATTGTAACGCAAGACGACAGTCACGAGTGTGCGATCAGCGCGGAGATCATCACCTTCGTCCACCGGGCGGCAGAGAACAAGCTGCTCACCTACGTCGTGACCGGCGTGCCTGGACCGAAAGGGCCGATGGCATTCCTCGTAAAGGAATCCCCAATCGAAGTGGCGCGCCGCATCAATAACGCGCTGAAGAGCGAGGTCCACCCAGCTCTGCTGGGCTTCCCCGAAGCGAACTAGTGCGGCCAGCTATCGTAGCACTGCTGCCCACTGATCAAGGCTTCCCCGTACTTGGCAATGTAAGCGTCCCACATTGGCCTGATGTCGACAGGTTGCATAGCCGGCTGCTGTCCTGCAGAAACTGGTCCAGGGTTGGCAGGCTGTGCTGCGGGGCTGCCGGCGGCGGCTGGCAGAGGCTGGCCTTTGCCGGCAGGCTGCTGCACGATGATAGGGCGATTGCTGACAGCAGTAAGAGCATCGTGAAGAGCCTTCTGCTGATCGAGAGCTGTCTGTAGTCCATCTGTCACTCCTTTCTGCCATCCGGCCTGTTGAGCGGCGTTCTGCTTCACCGCTTGCACGTCCGTCTTGAGCTGCGACACATTATCGCTATTGCCGCGCGCATTCCAGACGAACCAGGCAATGAAGCCGATCGCCGCCACGACGAAAGTCTCTTTGATGATCCCGAAGATTGCTGTGAATGTCATTCTCGTTCATCCTTCTGTTTGTCGTCTCTGATCGTCAACCAGTGGTAGATGCCGCCCATCGTGGCGCATATCCCACCCCAGGCCGTCATCAGCGCAACGGCATTCTCCTTCGATCCGAAGCGGAATATAAATACTGTGCCGGCGGCCCAAATGCCGCCGACCAGTATCATGATGAACCAGTCCCTGGAGTCCTTCACACCTTCTTCTCCACCTCGCTGGCTGTCTCGCTCGCCGCCTTCTCCACGTCTCCGACGACAGCCGCCGGCCCCTGCTTGCCAGCCCAGAACCCCAGGCCGAAGCCCACCAACAGTGAAATCGCGATTGCCCAGATCATTTGCTCCTCCTAGTCGTGATTGCCATTCGCATCCTCAGGGTCGAAAGTAACCCCGAGCTTCTTACAAACCTGCCTCATCACAGAGATGAGAAGGACAGTCTGCCGCCCGCGCGCATTCGCCTCCTTACGCAGACCTCTCAGCTCGCTGATCATCCAAGCTCCGATCGCGCCGACAACTGTCGCGAAGCCGATCAAGAGCAGGTCCGTTGGGATACCTGTTACATTATAGCCGTGCGTAGGGTCCATCACGCTACCATCCTAGCGCGGAGGCCGGCGTACCGCTGCGCGTCGAGCTTCGGATCTTGTGTGCGGCATTCATTCGCCGCTGATGCGTAGTCGGGCGGCGTTTGCGAGAGGAAGGAGATCATTCTCGGATAGTGCAGCAGGCCGCCGAGCCCGGCATTGTAAGCTATGTCGATCAGCACCGACTGGCAGGAGACCGACAGCCCTGGATACCAGCTGTACTTCATCAGCACATCTTCGATCAGCTCCGCACGATGCTGCGTCAGCCACGCAACCTCCGCATCATCTAGACCATTCTCCAGATTGATGCCCACGCCGATCGAAAGGTTGCCGATCGGCCTGCACGTCACCCTGATGCCTGTCGCATCATTATAGGCGAACTTCCTATATCCTTCTTCCGTGAGGATATGAGACATGAAATCCTGCATTGCTGAAGAGCTCACAGAGAACCTCCTAAACGAGTGTAGTCCAGCTCCACATTGGCCAGCCTCTACGATACACGAACTCGATCGTATCGCCTGGGTTCAGCGTCAGCTTCCCATCCGCCGTGCTCCCGATCGAGACGCCATTATGCAGGATGTTCGACACCTGCGCACTCTCAGCCTGCGCATACCAGCGCGCGACCATCGCGACTGCGAAGGTGTTCGTAACCGCAACGCCGCTCGCCGGGAAGGGCGGCGCTATGTAGTTGAGGTCCGTATCCTTCTGCGCAACAGGTATCGTCATCTCCCTCGAGTTGATCGAGTGGACGAAGTCCTGGGGCGGCCTCTCTTCGTTGCACTTGACGTGCCGCCACATGCCCTGCCAGTTCCGCACAGCCTCGCCAAACTTCAGCTTCGTATCACAAATACTGCAGTAGATGTTCCAATCGCCAGGAACGAAGCGATCTTCCGGACCACGCGCCAGCGCACTATTACCCATACTTCATCCCCCGCACGTAGCCGTGCTTCTGCAGGAGCGGCAATTCCTTCTCCAGCCGCTCGCCTATATCTGTTCTGAACATGGTATTCGAAGGCATCTTCAGCCCCCACGTAGTCGTGTAGGCATCGTCCGAAGCCGCCTTCACCGTCTTCCCTGTGCCAGTGACGACAAGCGGATAGTTCCCTGCGGTGACCGGCATGGTGATCTGCGTAATGCCCTCGTCTAAGAGCATCGGCACTTGCCGCTCGCACGCCTGCTGCCAATGCAGCTGATGTTCAATCCTGCCGCTCACTCCATAGATCGGGTAGCCGACCCAGGTATCGAGTGTGTCCTTTGGCCTCGAGTCGGCTGGACCGCCTCTCGGGAAATCTCCGTGAGTGACGCAAACACCCATCGCGACGTCAGGAGAGACGGCCAGCCTATCCTCACCTCCTAGAAGCGCTGCCATCCACTCGACCGGGTCCTTCTGTATCACAGCTTGCCGTATGCAGAAGTCCGGCCACCCTAGCCGCATAGTGAACTCCAAAGGCCACGCACGACCCTCGCCGTCCACCATGCAGTTTACCGAACAGTCCCCCACATAGTTGACCGAGTGCAGATAGTCCGAGACCGGCTCCAGCACCTCGTCGAACAGCTTACTCTGCATAACGTGTCGGATGACAGTGCCCATCTCGCCGGTGTTCTCTCCGAGGTCGTCGTTCAGGAACTTCTTATGCTCGAACGACTCCTCTAGCGCCCGGCACCAGCCGCCCGGACCGAACATGCCTGAGATGCCGACCTCGATTCCATCGACCTTCTCCTGCATCATCAGCTGACCTTTCCACAGCCCATCACGCCGCCAGCGCATGATAGTGAAGATAGCATCGTCTGCCGTCCGACTGACATACGTCATGTGCTTGTTCGAGTCCCCTCCCCAGGGCTTCATCGCATACGCCTTACGAGTGCGGACCACGAGGTCGAGCGCCTCCTCCGGGGAGCTACACACAGAGAAAGGAATCGTCTCGACCCCGCAGTCCTTTAAGACTTTCTGCCCCATCTCGCGGTTGAGCTCGAGCTCAGCAGCCTTCGGATTAGTTCCGAAGATCGGGAAGCCGCGTCCGAAGTATTCGCTGAGCTCCGACATATAATCGGTGTTGCCGGTCAGGATGATCAGCTCCGCCCACGTCATGTGGGGCTTCCACTCGAGCGGCTTATAGATCATGCCGTCACCATACGGACGCCGCTTCCCGGTCTTAAACGGGGGCAGCCAGAAGCGAACGTCGTGGCCGGCCTCTTGCGCCCGAAGGGCGACGTCCAGCCCCGTACCCTCGCCGGCGTTATCGAGAACGAGGACTCTCACTCTGCCTCCTTCGGCTGCCACACATTCCGGACGTGCTCTCTGTTTGCATGCGGCAGCAACTCAGCAACCTCGTCCGGCGTCGCTTTGTCGAGGACCTTGATCTGCTCCTGCCAGGGCAGCCGCATGAACATGCGCTGCGTGCCGGTGAGCTGAGAGTTGAGCGATCGGATCAGCCGGCGTTGGTCCTTCCCTGACAGCTCGTACTGCGCGACCATCTTGTCCAGAATCTCTCCGTACTTGTCCGAGCCGGTCTGATACGCATTCCGCAGCATCGTATAGTCCTTCGAGTACTCCGCTCGTTCGTAGGGCGTTTCCTTCGGATTCACGTAGGCGCGGAACGCCGCCTTGATGCTCGCATCCGTCTTGGTCTCAGTCAGATACTTCGGAGCCGGCGTGAAGCCAAGCGCAGTCAGGACGCCCTGCTTGAGCGGCTGATCTGTGACGTTCTCCTGAATCGCCTTCATCGAGATCGGCTCGAGGTCGCTCAGCGAATAGGCGAGCGTCTGCTCCAGCTTCGTAAAGGCGTCGGCATCCGGGTCTCGAATGTGCTCTCCCCAGCTATTAATACCAGTCGTCCACTCATGCATCAGCCCGAACAGCCCCGAGCCCTTATTCAGCACAAGCTCACTGAGCCCAGGCACCGCCCCCTCATTCTGCATGTGCTTGTACAGCGAGGCGAATTCCCGCGAATAGAACATAGTCGAGACTCGCTGCGGAGTGCCGTCCGGGTTCGTCTCTCCAGTCTTCGGAGAGATGTAGTCGAGCAGCTCGGTGGGCGGCTTACCGGTCATGCCATACGTCATGAGCCCTGACACACCTGCGCCCAGCGTCGTGTACGCTGCGACGAAGATCGCTCGGTCCATATCGCCCTTGCGAATCTTCTGCAGCTTGTCGCCCGAGAGCGCCCACTGGCCGAGGTCCATAGCGCCGCCCCCATACTCACGGAGGAAGCCGAGCTGCCATCCGAGCGACAGTGTATCCAGGACCGCAACGTCCTTGATCCATCGCTTCCAGAACAGCGTGCTGTAGTTCATTTCTCCGTAGCGGTTCTCGACAGACTTCCCGAGCTTCCGCATCGCAAGAAGGCGAGCGGCATCATTCTCCGCCAGCTCGGGGTTGCGCTGCAGGAGATTCTTCGCGTCGCGGATAGCGCTCGCCGCCTTCAGCGCCGGTATCCAATCCTCGAAGATCGGCTTCGACATGGCGCTGATGAGTGCCCAAGGCAGGTGCCACGTCGCACGCATCACGTCTGTCGTAGCGCCGCCCGGCCTCCCGCCACGCCAAGAGCCCTGTGCGTCGCGCAGCGCATTCATGAAGTTCGCCCGAGCGTTCGATCGGAAGCGAGAACTCATCTCCGGCGCTACGCCCATTTCTGTCAGCGTCTTGAGCGCCGCTGCCGTCTCCGGCTTGATCTTGTCTGCAGGAATGCGCCCCTTCCAGGCCTCCATCAGCTCCCACCCGAGCGGCTTGGTCAGCCGGCGAATGCCCGGCAGCTCGGAGATCGGCCGATACATGAGCCCACTCTTGAGCATCTCTGCCAGCCCCTTGCCGGCCGGCACTGTGCCTGAGAGCATGCCCGAGAGACCGCGGGTCATCCCTGCTGACATATCGATGCCGAGCACATGCAGCGGGTGGAATAGAGAGAGCGCAAGCCTAATCGGCACGAGAGCATTCTTAAGGGACATAAACCCTTTGAATGCCGACCCCGCAACGCCCTTATCTTCCCAAAGGCTCTTGGACTTGAACGCGTTCTGCAGAATCGCGTCCGCTTGCGGCTCGACCCAGAACACGTCGCCATTGGGCGCCCTCCACCTGGCGTAGCTCTCAGGCCTCTCCGTCCCCGGCGTCTTCTTGACGCGGAAGCTAACCTTCCCCTCGCTATCGACTTCCTTGACCAGCTCTTCCCTCGCTGCGACCTTTCGGATCGCGAGGCCGTAGCTGGCGAGATCGTTCAGAATCCCAATATGCATCTCCGCTATGTCCGAAGCGTGCTGCCGGGCGAGCATGATATCTTCTGGATTATCATAGCGAGGGCGGAAGCCGGCTGCCACTGCCTCCTCATAGAGGTCGAACGAGCGATCCTTGATGAATCCTGGATCGCCCCACTTGCTACCGTACTTTTTCATGAAGTACGCGGAGACACCTTCAGCGTCCTCGAAGATATGCGCGAGGTAGTTCTCGCGCGGCTCGTAGGAGAAGCCCAGGCGTAAGTCTCGATCGGCGATCTTCGCCCCCCAGTCCCTGTACTTCCGAGCGAAGTCAGCCAGCGCGGGATCAGAGAAGGCTCCGCCTTTCTCGAATTTCTTGATGAATTCCTGCGCCATATCGGGCCGGGCACGCCAGAACTTCAGCCTCGCCTGCGATCCAAAGCGCCACGCCGACTCCCTCTGCATCTGCTCTGTAATGCGCTGGGCGATCGCCGCAGCGGCAAGCTTCGCGTTGCGCCCGAGTGCCTCCGGCGCCATGCCCCGCATCAGCTGTTCGAGCGAGATCTTCAGAGAATCGCGAGCCCTTCGCACGCCCGCAGGGTCGATCAGCCGATTGATCTCTGTGACCGACTTCACGTCTCCGCGAGTCATCGACCCGCCATCGTCCAGGTTCGCAATAACCTGATGGATGCTTCGACCCGAGGGCGGCTTGAGCTCGGACTGCATCTTCATCAGCTGCGACCCGACGCGCATGGACTGGTTCAGCAGGCGCAGCTCTCGCTGGTCTGTGATTCCGAGGTGCCGGCCGATCAGATTCCCCATCTGATTCAGCATGTTCTTCCACTTGTAGCCGAACGAAGCGTACTTCTCGGAGTTCGCGAGGAACTCCTGCAGAACTGGATTCGTGAAGACTTCGGAGAGGAATTCGTAGCGGGGAGACATGCGCCTGAATGCAATGTCGCGGATGCCGCGAGTCCGCAAGCCGGTGCCTTCTAGATCTGCATTCTTCATCTGATCAAACGCAGCGCCGAGGATTCCGTAGCCAATATTGTGCTCCCCGAGCCGCCCGGCCTTCTGCGCCCTGATCTTCGCCTCCTTGATAATGCCGTCCAGCTCTTTCAGAATTGGCGAACGAGGGTTGTTGATCGCTGACAGCTTCTCGGCCGGCGTTAGGTCACGTCCGAGCTCAGCCTTCGCCGCCTTCAGATCATTATCGATCAGCGTATCGAGCATGTTCACAGAAGTGCCATGCACGATCTCGTGTAGAGTCGTCTGCACAGTGTCGCTCGCGAGCATGCCAGTACTGACACGCACCTGATGATACTCAGGAATGTACTGCCCCTGCGCGCCTGGCATTGACGCCCTGCTCAGGAACTTGATCGGCATGTTCGGATCGGCGTACTTGCTGAGCTTCTCCAGGAACGACTTCGCATACCCCTCTGCATGCG